TACCACCGGTACACAAGGAACCACAGGAACTCAGGGTACTACTGGTACACAAGGTACTACTGGAACACAAGGTACTCAAGGTATTACTGGATCTCAAGGAACTACAGGAACTCAAGGAACCACAGGAACTCAGGGTACTACTGGAACACAAGGTACTACTGGAACTCAAGGAACCACAGGAACTCAAGGAACTACTGGTACACAAGGTACCACAGGAACACAAGGTACTAATGGAACACAAGGTACTACTGGAACTGGTGCTCAAGGTACTCAAGGTACTACTGGAACTGGTGTTCAAGGAACGCAAGGAACACAAGGACCTTCGGGTGGTGGTGCCGGTGGATCTGTTAATAAAATAAGTGAAAATTCTGTACTGATTGACGGTCCGCAAGCTAATTTCTGGTATGCTAAAAGCCAACCAACTGGTAATGGTCAGGGGTCGTGGAATACTTATGAGTGGGCTGCCGGTGCAAATAGTGGATCATTGCCTGCTACTTTTTCTTATATAGAATGGAGTACTCTTGCTGCCAAATCCAATATCCAAACAACTGCTTCTGCTACAGATGTTTGTTCAGTTGATTTTTCAGTTGCAGCTCACAATACCTGGCTCGGCCGTGGGTACAATTTAACAGGTAGAGTTTATGTATTTACTACTGAATGTTCTACTACTGACGGAAGGAATCTGGCTAGCATTGCACAATCTAATTCGTCTACGTTTACACTTTCTGAAAGTAGTAGAGTAAGTCATTTCTGTGGTAATGTTAATATAGCTAATCTTAACGTTGGTCCCGGTGATTATATTGGTGTAGCCATTGAATTTAATACTGTTACCGCGACAACTGCGGTTGCTTTTAACTGGGCATGTTCAATAATAATTTAAATATGAAAAGAATTGTTAGATTTATAATAGCCCTTTTTAAATACATTGTTTGGGGAGATCAGGTTACGTCTGATAAATATAATAGTAGAATATCAATATGTAATCAGTGCTCCGATAAATGCGGTAGTAAATGTTGTATATGTGGATGTTATTTAAAAAAGAAAGCAAAATGGTCAACAGAAAGTTGCCCTAAAAATAAATGGTAACTATGTGTGGGTGTAATAAAAAGATTAAAAGAGATAAGCCAGTTTCCAAAGCAAAAAAAGTTTTAAGGAAAATGTGGCAAAAAAGTGAAATAGAACAAAAACCAACAAGTGTTAAGGAAATAAATAAACCATAATTAATCATGTTAATGGAAAAGCCATCATGTATACAAGAATTAAAAGATTTAACTTCAAAGTTAGCTGACAGGGATATTTCTCTCAAAGCAAGCTTTAAGCAAGTTAAGACTATTGTTGATTGTAAAAAGATGACCGCTACACAAAAAATCAAAAAAATAAAAGAACTTTGTAATGGCAAGTAATGGTCAAAATGGATGGAATGAATATTCTAAATTAGTTATAGCTGAATTAGAAAGACTCAATGAAGGCATAAATTCCTTAAATAGTGAGATACAAGATCTAAAGAGAGAAATTACAGAAATGAAAGTAAAGGAAGATTTTGCAAAAGAACTATGGCGATGGAAAAAAGAAATAGATGAAGTTGCATCACCATCACAATTAGATGCAACGGTTAAAGATGTTACAGAATTAAAAACATTTAAGACTCAGGCAATAACAGTATGGATCGTAGTACAGACCTTATTTGGTATGGCTTTAGCTTTAATGAAATTCTGGAAATAAGTAAATTTAGATATTTTTAAAAAAGATTTGAATTAACTTTCAAATCTTTTTTAGTTTTGTTATATTTAAATAAATAATAAAATAACAAATATGATAAACGATTGGAATGATTCAGATCCTGATGATGGCTTTAACCCACAAGATCATGATATAGAAATGGATGAAATCGCCAAAATGTATGCAATGGCAGATATGGAAGAAGAACAAAAAACATGGGCACGAAAACAAGCTGAGAAGTTTTATAGCGACTTTGAAAATCTTAGTATAGAAGAAGCAGTGTTTGCTGTTAAGTCTCTCATAAAAACTAAAAGTGTAACTATTACTGAATCAAATACATTATTGGATAATATGATTCAAGTATTTCAGGATGATGAAGAATATGAAAAATGTCATATTTGTTTACAAATTAAAAAAGGTATTAATGATTGAATTTGAATCAACTAATATGGACGATCTGGAAGAAGAAGCTCGTCTTAAGGCAACGGAAATTTCTATTGCAATAGTAACTGGAATCTGTAAAGGTCTTGATGAAGGTGCTGATGTAATTGCATTAGGATTTATGAAAAACTTGGATTTAGATATTAATATCAAAAGATCAAATTACCTAGATGCATTAAAATTAAATTTACCTAGAGTTGAAGATGCTGAAGAATTTGAACTATGCATGAGAGCAGCTACCTGGATTAAAAAACTTGAGTTAGAACAAGAATAGGTGAGGTAGTCACACTCTATTGGTTTTACCTATTATTTTATAATTACTTTAAACCAACCTTCATATAATCAATATAATAATAAATAAGTTATGAGTTTAAGAGATGATATGAAACTGAGTTGGAAATATAATGATACACATTTTACACCTCCTAACAATCCTATTTTAAGTAAAAGATTAGTTACTGAAAGAGTTAATACAATAAAGGATATGTTATTATTTATAGGTAGTAAAAGTGGACTACCTGATGATGATTCAGTTTCCTTGGTAATCAAAGGTATTGATATACTAATTAAAGACATCGAAGCAGATAAATTAGCACCTGGTAATCTTTAATAGATTGTTAATAACTTTTTTCATATTTAGAGAAAAAAGTCTACGAAATATTTTTTTTTCCCAATTTTTTTTATTATATTTATATATAACAAATTTATAAAAACGGAAAAACATGGATAACACATTCTACAAACAAATCGGAGACTACAAAACATCAAAAGACCCAGTATTAGGTAACCTAAGATTGGTCGTCCACCTTGCCAAAAAATACCAGGGTATGGGACTATCATTAGAGGATCTAATCCACGAAGGTACAATTGGATTATGCCAAGCAAGAGACAAATGGAACCCTGCAAAATCAAACGGTGCAAAATTCTCCACACACGCATCATGGTGGATCAAGGCAACAATCCGCCAAGCACTAAACAACAAAAGCCGTACCATCCGCGTACCTGCTCATAAAGCCCACCTTACCGAGGAGGCTCCTAAAGTATCTGTATTGGATGCTACTTACCAAGGTTCATATCAACCTCATATTGAATCTGCTCATAATGAATCACATCTGAATCATACTATTGCAGGTTTACTTACCAAACTAAAACCTAAGCAACAGGAAATCATCAAAATGAAATTTGGTATTGGTTGCCATGAAATGAAAACTTCTGAAATTGCTAAAGAGTTGGGATTAACTGTCCAAGCAGTAAATGGAAATATCCGTAACGCAATTAAAACTATGAAAGGTTAATATGATACCAAGAATAAAACTATACTCACAGGCATTAGAACCTTTACTGAAATGGTATTCCGAAAACCCGGAAGATAAAGATACTAAATATGCTATATCAAGGTTAGTAAGATTTTCATCAGATAATCCTAAGCAACATGGAATTCCATATATGTATTCTTTAGGTGCTTTAACAGAAGCTAAGAAAATGAAAATACCTGATGCTGAAGAAAGATTACAATGGGTGAGATGGAAAGAACAAAATCATAAAAGTGGGCTACGAGATATAGGCAGACAAAACGGTACCTTTCACCAAGAACATATTATTCCAGTATCCCAAATAGCAAAAAAGCTTTATGCTTTAGAAAAAATTACAGTTAAGAACATTCATGATATCTTAGTTAATAATCTTAAAATTGCTTGGATACTAAAAACTGAACAAAAAACATTAGATGCCGTATGTAGAAGCGGTGTAAGAACTCCAGAATTATTAACCTCCTTAGACATTCACATTAAAGGATTTAACTATTAAGATATGCCAGAATTAGCAGAACTTAGATTAACCGCCGATTATGTCAATAAAGCGGCAAGCGGATTAAAATTTGTAAACATTAAAAAGAACCCTGTTCATAAAGGAAAGGATATTGAAGTACCTTTTAAGTTCTTTAGAATATCTGCAGAGAGTAGAGGAAAGGAACTCATGCTTACAATTTCTGATAATGATTCTAGTGAAAAACGACATCTCCTAATGACAATGGGAATGAGCGGTCATTTTACCCATACTAATACCGGTAAAGAGAAGAAGCATTCTCATCTTATGTTTCTTGAAAAAGATGGAACTACATTATCATTTGTTGATGTCCGTAGATTCGGTAAGTGGAAATGGGTAGATGATTGGTCACCTAATAGAGGACCAGATCCTACTAAAGAATATGATGCTTTTACTGATAATATTATTCATAACTTAGATAAAGCTGCATTCAATCATCCTATACACACAGTACTGATGAACCAGTCTTATTTTAATGGTATAGGAAATTATCTCAGGGCAGAAATACTCTATCGCTTATCTTGGATTAATCCATTTGAATCAGCAAGAGAAATTTTAAAAAGAGAACCTGATATTTTTGTATTATGTAGAGATATTCCATTACAGGCATATTCATTAGGTGGCGGTCAACTCAAAGATTGGGAAAGTCCATTTAGTACAGATCCTGAGCCGCTTAGGCAATTTATGAGGTGTTATGGAAATCCTCAAATGGCAAAGAGAAAAGACAAAAATGGGAGAATGTTCTGGTATGATTCAAAATGGAATGATGAAGCATTATGGGATCATTATAGTGGCCTCCCAAATCCTTCTGCTTATATGTAAACAAATTTACATATTAGCTATATAAAAATAAATCAAATACTTATGGCTAATATAGATAATAAATGTAAAGATCTCGAGGTAAGAGATTACTTTTCAGAGAACGGTTATGATCATTCTAAAAACTCATTAGAAGATCTTTATTCACTTCAAGCAAAAACACAATCTATGTATTTTGAGAAACAAGGTAGAAAACCTTTTTCTGAATTTAATATAGGAGACGTTGTTGACTTTCTTATGGTAACTAACCATGCAATCATTGATGAATTACATGAAATGATGGATGCGGTTGGTGGTATTGAAGACGGCAAAGGTAATGCTGCATGGAAACCTTGGAAATCTGCAAACCTTGAAATTAGAAATCAAAAGTTATCTGATTTATCTCCAGGTGATCTTAAAGAATTAAAAATGGAATGGGTAGACGTAATGCATTTTGTATTTAATGCAGGGTTGGCTATTGGAGTTTCTCCAAAAGAGTTCTATAATTATTATCTTTCCAAAAATGAAGAAAATTGGAATAGACAAGAAAACAACTATTAATTATTACATATAAAAAATAAATATGCTTTTAGACATTACACAAGAAGATCGCCAACTATGGGTATCATATTTTAATCTTGACGGTAAAACAAGATTTAAGACTTATGATCTTAAACCAGAAGATATGTTTAATTGGGAAGTATGTGATGAATCGGATCCTAATGCTGACTCTAAAATAAAAAACTGGGATGGTCGCCCAGTCAAAAAGGCAAGATCTAGGTGGTTAAATAAGTATAGGATTATTGAATACATGGATCAACTATCTTTTTCTGATAGGGAATTAATTTTTGGTTATCATTTTCCAAGAACTTATTTTGTAGATATTGAAGTTGAGGTAACTGATTCTTTCCCTGAACCAAGTAAAGCACCAAACCCAGTTACTACAATTTGTATTGTTACTCCAGAAAAACAATGTATTGTTTTAGCAACTAAAGATTTAGATAATCAAACTCAAACTAAAATACAAAAACAAATCGACGAACACTTTAAAGATATCGATGATGATTTTTCATTTACTTTTAAATGTTTTAAATCTGAATATGATATGATGTCAACTTTTATGATGTCATTTGTTCAGAAATTCCCAATGATGACAGGTTGGAATTATATAAAATTTGATTGGCAGTATATTATTAATAGGTGTAAAAAGCTTGGTGTTGATATTGGTTCGGCTTCACCTATAGGTAGAAATTTTGGAAGAGATGAATTTCCTTGCCACGTAGGTGTAATGGATTATTTAGATATTTATGCAAAGTGGGATAGAACCGTTGATATTAAAGAAGACTTTAAATTAGATACTGTAGGAGAAGCCGTAGTAGGAATTAAGAAAGTTAAATATGAAGGTACTATCCAAGATATGTATGAAAAGGATTATCCTAAATATGTTTTCTATAATGTAATTGATACAGCATTAGTTTATCTTATTCATCAAAAGATTAAGACAATGGATATTGCATTAACTATTGCTCATATGACTCAAATTAGTATTTTTAAAGCAGCATCACCAGTCGCAATTACTGAAGCACTATTGGCAAGAGAATTTCTAACCAGAAATTTAGTAATGGCAAAAGATCCTAAAGCACCACCATCTAAAAGAGAGCAGTTCGAAGGAGCCTTCGTAAAAGAGCCAATAACTGGTATGCATAACGCAGTAGCTGCATTTGATTTTGCTTCTCTATATCCTTCTATAATGAGACAGTTAAATGTTTCGCCAGAAAGCTTTAAGAAAAAAGTATCACCTGAAAAAAGAAGCGCTGAAAGAGGTGAGAATAATATTGTGTCGGTTACTGGTGCTGTGTATGATACTGAAAGATCTATACTAAAGGATGTTCTTACAAGGTTATATGATCAGCGAAAAGAATATAAGAAAGAATCTTTTAGACTGCAACAAAAAGCATACGATTTGGAACAAGAACTAAAAAAGTCTTAAATAAATAAACCACACTAAACTACTTATGCAACTTCTGTTGCATATTTAGTCAAAAAGAAAAATTAACAATGAGCAAACTTTTTACTGAGCGTATCGAATACAAACCTTTTGAATTTCCAGAATATTATCTGGATGGTTGGTTACCACAAGCCCAAGCATTTTGGTTACATACTGAAATATCAATGCAAGGTGACTTAAAAGATTGGAATGAAAATATTAAACCTCATGAAAAGAATTTAGTTGGAAATATTCTTTTAGGATTTGCGCAAACTGAATGTGCGGTATCTGATTATTGGACAGGAATGGTTACTAAATGGTTTCCTAAACATGAGATAAGACAAATGGCAATGATGTTTGGTTCACAAGAAACGATCCATGCAGTTGCTTATTCATATTTAAATGAAACTTTAGGTCTTGAGGATTACACTGCATTTTTACATGAACCTTCAATGGCTGATAAATTTGACTTCTTAATGTCAACTAAAGCTGAGTATACTGATAAAGATTTATTAGAAAGTAAAGATGCTAGAAAGGAAGTTGCTAGGAGTCTTGCAATATTCTCCGCATTTGCTGAAGGTGTATCTCTTTATAGTTCTTTTGCTGTTCTTTATTCTTTTCAAATGAGAAATCTATTAAAAGGGATAGGCCAACAAATGAAATGGTCTGTAAGAGATGAATCATTACATTCTAAAATGGGGTGTAGGCTATTTAACCATATGTGTTCTGAGGATGAAACTTTAAGAGAAGATGTTAAAGAATCTGTATATGAAGCTGCAAAATTAATTGTAGGTATGGAACATAATTATATTGATAAGATATTTGAGCAAGGTGATATTGAAAATCTTAAAGCATATGATTTAAAGAATTTTATTTACAGAAGAACAAACGAAAAATTACAAGAACTAGGATTAGATCCAATATTTGAATATGATGAAAAATCTGCTGATGCGTTAGATTGGTTTTATCATTTAACAGGTGGGCATACTCATACTGACTTTTTTGCAATCAGGCCAACTGATTATGCTAAAGCAGGCGAAGGTGATGATTGGGATGATATTTGGTAATAATTAAAAACAAAAAAAATAAAACAAAATGAAAGAAAAAATAATTTATTTAGCAGGTGCACTGCTTTTCGGGGTAGCATCATGGCTAGTAGGAACTGTTTATAGCATATCAATAGATACTGCAATAATCAAAGATAAGATTGAAAAAGTTTATGAGGAGAACTGCCCATATTGTATACATGCTGCGCATAGTTCAATCGGTGACCATCCACTATTATCTCCAACAATAAAACATGCACATCAGCATGTTGGTGATGAAACCATTAAGGTAAACGATTAATCTTAATAAAAAAGAAAGAATGACAGCAGATCAAATAGAAAAAGAATTAGGTTGGGAACGCGGTGTTGATTACCCAGAGTGGGGTCATACTGATGTTTACCTAAATACAATATCAAGAGGATATTGTTTACCTGGAGAAACTCCAAAGGACGCATATTGGAGAGTAGCAACAACTGTAGCTAATAGACTCAAGAAACCTGAAATGGCTGATAAGTTTATGAAGTACATTTGGAAAGGGTGGTTAAATCTAGCATCACCTGTATTAAGCAATACTGGAACAGAAAGAGGTTTACCTATAAGTTGTTTTGGTATAGATGTAGCAGATTCAATAAATGATATAGGACAAAAGAACCTTGAATTAATGTTATTAGCTAAACATGGTGGTGGTGTAGGAATATGCCATAATCAAATTAGACCTGCTGGTGCAGAGATAACCGACAATGGAACAAGTGATGGTGTAGTACCTTTTATTAAAATTAATGATTCTACTATTCTTGCAACTAATCAAGGTGCTGTAAGAAGAGGTGCTGCGAGTACTAACCTAAGTATTGATCATAGTGATTTTTGGGAATGGTTAGAAATTAGAGAACCTAAAGGTGATATTAATAGACAATGTTTAAATACAAACCAGTGTGTTATTATTTCTGATAAGTTTATGAGAAATGTTTTAGAAGGCGATGCTGAATCTAGAAAAAGATATGGAGCAGTACAGAGAAAGCGTAGACAAACCGGTCAACCATATATTATGTATAGAGGAAATGTTAATAAACAAAACCCTGAAGCATATAAGAAAAACGGCCTAAAGGTTTTTATGACTAACATTTGTTCTGAAATTGTTTTACATACAGATGAAAATCATTCTTTTGTTTGTTGTTTAAGTTCTCTTAATCTTTCTAAGTATGATGAATGGAAAAATACTAATCTGATTTATGATTCAACATGGTTCTTAGATGGTGTACTTGAAGAATTTTTACAAAAAGCAAAATATAGAAAAGGGTTTGAAAATTCTGTAAGATCTGCTGAAAAGGGTAGGGCATTAGGTTTAGGTGTATTAGGATGGCATACTTATTTACAGCAAAGAGGTATTGCATTTGAAGGGCTAGAGGCTCAATATGAAACTCGTAATATATTTTCTCAAATTAAAATAGAAAGTGAAAAGGCAAGCCGAGATCTTGCTGAGGAATACGGAGAACCTTTATGGTGTAGAGATACCGGTTTTAGAAATACTCATTTAAGAGCAGTTGCACCAACAGTTTCTAATTCAAAATTAGCCGGTGGAATATCTGCAGGTATTGAACCAGTGCCAGCAAATATATGGACCGATCAATCAGCAAAGGGAACCTTTATTAGAAAGAATAAACAATTAGAAGGGTATCTTGATAAAATTGGACATGATAATAAAAAGGTATGGGACAAAATTATGGCTGACGGTGGATCTGTGCAAGGTTTAAAATTCTTAGATGATTGGTGTTTCTTAAAAGGAATATTAATGAAATGTAAAGATGTTCCTCAATACCAAGAAGGCGTTCCGTTCAAGGATGTGTTTAAAACATTTAAAGAAATCAATCAATTAGAATTAGTAAAACAAGCAGGTGTTAGACAACAATATGTAGACCAGGCAGTATCTTTAAATCTTGCTTTTCCTAAAGAAGCTACTCCAAAATGGATTAACCAGGTTCACTTAGAAGCATGGAAGCAAGGAATTAAAACTTTATACTATATGAGAACTGAATCTGTATTAAGAGGTGATATTGCACAAAAGGCAATGGAAGACTGTGTTAGTTGTGACGGTTAAAAATAAATTATGAAAAATTATACTTATATACTTGGCCCTTGTAGTATTGAAAATGAGGATAACTTTTTAGAAGTAGCTAAAACATTATATGCTTGTATGGGAGATAAGAACTGGTACTTAAAAGGATCTTTTGATAAAGCAAATAGAACTTCCATACATTCTGATAGAGGCCCTGGGTTAGAGGAAGGAATGGATATTATGAGAACGGTTAAACACTATTATCCTGATATTAAAATCATAACTGACATTCATGAACCTGACCAAGCATTACCTTTATCTGAAGTAGTTGATGTTATTCAAATACCGGCATTCTTATGTCGGCAAACTGATCTTTTAGTTGAATGTGCAAAAAACTTTAATGTCATTAACATTAAGAAAGGTCAATGGTTATCTGCTGATGCAATGAAACATGCAGTTACCAAAATAAAAGAAGTAGATCCAAAGTGTGAAGTATGGGTAACCGAGCGAGGATCTAATTTTGGATATGATAGACTTATTGTAGATTTTAGAGGAGTTGATGTAATGAAAGAATTTGCAGATAAAGTTATTTTAGATTGTACCCACTCAACACAAATGGCAGGTGAAGGTATAACTGGCGGTAGTCGTAAATTAGCAAAACAATATGCTAAAGCAGCTAAGATTTTTGAATATGATGGTTCATTTATTGAAACTCACCCAGATCCAGATAATGCTATTTCAGATTCCGAAAGTCAAGTAGAATTAGACTGGTTAGTTACTCAAATAAATAATATATGAGTCTAGACTACAATAAATTACTTAATCGTAAACCTATAATAACCGATCTTAAATTAATTAAAGATTTTATTAAAGGCAAAAGAATACTTGTTACAGGTGGTGCAGGTTCAATAGGTAGTGAAATAGTAAGACAGCTTGTTAAGTTTAATGCATCTACTGTAACTGTATTTGATAATGCAGAAGCATCTATGTTTCATTTAGAACAAGAGATAAGTAGATCAAATCCAAATTCTCATATTAAATATGTAATAGGTGATGTTAGAGATAAGTATAGGTTAGAAGAAGTTTTTGATTCATTTAAACCTAATATAGTTTTTCATGCAGCTGCATATAAACATGTACCTATGATGGAGGCAAATCCTGTTGAGGCAATCAAAACAAATGTATTAGGTACAATGAACGTCTCAAATATTTCATATATGAATGAAGTAGATAAATTTATAATGGTATCTACTGACAAGGCAGTTAACCCAACAAATGTTATGGGTGCAACTAAAAGAATAGCAGAATTATATACTCAATTCTTAGAAACAAAATCAGCAACTAACTTTATTGTTACAAGATTTGGTAATGTACTAGGATCTGAAGGTTCAGTAATTCCAACATTTGTAAAGCAAATTAAAAGAGGCGGTCCGGTAAGTGTTACACACACGGAAGTTATAAGATACTTTATGACTATACCTGAGGCATGCCAATTAGTATTACAAGCAAGTGTACTAGGAGATGGTGGTGAAGTGTTTTTATTTGATATGGGTGAACCTGTAAGCATTACTGATTTAGCAAAAAATTTAATTAAGCATTTTAATAGTAATGCTGAAATAGAGTATATAGGCTTAAGACCAGGTGAAAAATTATATGAAGAATTATTATGTAATGGTGAGAATATGATTCCTACTGAGGATCATAACATTATGAAATTAAACCACGAAGAATATGATTTTAAAACGTTAATACCTAAAATAGAAAAGTTATCTAAAATAAGATCAAATGATTTTTACAAGATACTTTTATTAATGAAAAGTATTGTTCCAGAATTTAAAAGAGAAAGTAATGATTAATATTTACGGAAAAGGTGGTCACGCAAAAGTAGTTAATTCTGTTTTAGGTAGTAGTCAAGTAAATTTTTATAATGATGAGGATTTTGATTTACAACAAGGCCCGTGGGTCATAGCAATAGGTAATAATAAATCCAGAAAAAGAATAGCTGAAGAAGTGCTAGGTGAAATAGAATATGTAACAGTTATATCTGATTCTGCAATTATATGCAATTATGATATTGGTGAAGGTAGCCAAATATTACAAGGAGCAGTAATACAAATAAACGCTAAAATAGGTAGGCATTGTATAGTTAATACAGCAGCATCTATTGACCATGATTGTATATTAGAAGATTTTACTTTTATTGGCCCTAATGCAACATTATGTGGTGGTGTAGAAATTGGCGAAGGTAGTTATATTGGAGCAGGGTCGGTAATCTTACCTTATATAAAAATTGGAAAAAATTGTATGATAGGTGCAGGGTCAGTAGTGACTAAAAACATTCCTGATAATTCAACTGCATACGGAAATCCTGCTAGAAGAAAAATAATATGAAAAAAATTTACTTATCACCGCCTCATATGTCAGGCAAAGAATTAGATTACATTAAAAAAGCTTTTGATGATAATTGGATTGCTCCGATTGGACCTCAGCTTAATATGTTTGAAGAAAAGGTTAAAGAATACACTGGAGCAAAACATGCAGTAGCAGTTTCATCAGGTACTGCTGGTATTCATTTAGCATTAAAGGCATTAAATGTAAGTGAGGGTGATTATGTTATCTGTTCTTCTCTTACTTTTATAGGAACAGTTAACCCTATTATTTATTGTGGAGCAGAGCCTATTTTTGTAGATTCAGAAGAAACTACTTGGAATTTAGATCCAGTTTTATTAGAAACTGCAATACTTAATTCAACGGCTTTAGGTAAAAAACCTAAGGCTATAATACCAGTTCATATTTTTGGGGTACCTTGTGATATGGATGCAATTAAAAAATTATCAGATGAATATGACATACCTATTATTGAAGACGCAGCAGAAAGTATTGGTTCTAAATTTAATAATAAACATACTGGAACCTTTGGCTCTATTGGCATTTATTCTTTTAACGGAAATAAACTCTTATCTACCTCTGGTGGTGGAGTAATCATAACAGATGATAAGAAGAAGGCTGAAAGAATGAAGTTCTTATCTACTCAAGCAAAAGATACTATGCCGTTTTATCACCACACAGAAATAGGTTATAATTATAGAATGAGTAACATTTTAGCCGCTATTGGGATTGGTCAAATGGAAGTTATCGAAGAAAGAATTAATAGAACTAGAGAAATTAATAAAGTTTATAGAAAAGAATTAAGTAAGTATTTTTATTCATTTCAGAACGAAAGAAACACAGATAGATCAAACATGTGGTTAACTTGTGCTTTATTAAAAGGAGAAGACAGACCAGAAGATCTTATATCACATTTAGAAAAAGATAATATTGAAGCAAGAAGATTATGGAAGCCAATGCATGAACAGCCAGTTCTAAAAGGATATAGAAAATATATAAATGGAAATAGCTCTTTATTATTTTTACAAGGTATATGTTTACCATCCGGTTCTAGTATGACTGACTCGGATTTAAAAAGAGTAATAAAGTCAGTAAAAACATTTTTTAATAAATGATAAATTTTGAAGAGTATAGATTATTAGAATCTTATATAGGTTCTAAAAATTTTGAAATTTTGTTGGAGAAAAATCTTTCTAATAAAATTGATAACAAAATAAAATTCGGTATAGTAATGCCTACTCATAAAATATCTGATGGTGGTGCTCAGACAACTAGACAAAATCACATGACTACACCTAGTATATTAAAAGATTCTTTAACATCAATAAAAAATCAAAAGTATGATAATTATACGGTTTACTTAGTAGGTGATAAATATGATGGTGATGAAGAGATAAAGGAAGTAATGAATAGTATTATCCCAAAGGGTAAATTAAAATATCATAACCTGTCATCACCTGGTGAAAGAGATAAAGGTTTTACAAAGCAACAATTTAGATATACTGCAGGTTGCGGTGCAATGAATAAAGGTTTGCAAATGGCTAAGTCAGATGGGTGTGATTATATTGTTAGAATTGACCATGATGATAAGTGGACTCCTAATCACTTAGAGCTTTTAGCAAAAGCATACACACAATATCCTGAATTGGCATATGTATTCACAAGAAGCCGTAAAAAGATAGACGCAACAAATAGCTCTAAGAAATATATGTACCAACCTAGGGACGAAAGGCATACTAATCTAATAGAACCAAATAATCTTGGTTATACTCATGGTGATGTTAGTCACTCTGCAGTTTCATGGAGACCTTCTATGTGTGGTGATTTAAGATATCGTGATGCCGACGCGCAATGTAATACCGAACCTAAAATATCTAAAGAAAAAACTAACCCAGCTGATGTTGACATGTTTAACAGAATGATGAAGGTTATAAAAGATAAAGGTCATAAGTATATGTACGTACCAAAACTAACAAGTTTCTATAGAAACAGAAAAGGTAAATTCTAATGAATATATATAAAAACAATAAAAAATAACTATTATGGAAAAATTTGAAGAAATCAAGGCTCTTATCGAGTCAGTAAGTGAAGATGTAGATAAATTCTATGTAAAGGGAAATAAGGCAGCCGCCGTAAGAATTAGAAAATCAATGCAAGAAGTTAAAAATCTAGCACAAGAACTAAGATTACACGTCCAAGAGACTAAGAACAATATGTAATCATACATAATCTTTTTTAAAAAAGACTATCTTTAATTAGATGGTCTTTTTTGTTTGTATAATGCCCGGTTATACTTGAAACTTTTTTAAAAACTTCTATATAATAATAAATCAGTTAAATTATATGGAACGTTGCTTAATATTAGATTTTGATGATACTTTAGTTTCAACTATAGATACTCATGCAAATTCATGGAAACTTGCTATAGAAAGAGTATTGAATAGGGATATACCTATTGAAACAATAATGTCTGATATTAATTACGGAATGGATGTTCTTTTAAAGAAATATCAATTAACTGAAGCTGAGTCCCAATTAGCACAAGATTACAAAAGAGAAATATTTTCAAAGAATCTTCATAAGACTAAAATAAATCAATTACTTTTGTGGATAATTAAAAATTCTCAATTTGAAAAAGTTATTATAGCATCAAATTCATCTAGAGAAAATGTAGATAGAATTATGGCTTATCATAATATAAGTAATGAATTATTTGATATGATTGTAACGAGGGATGATGTTTTAAATAAAAAGCCACACTCAGATATGGCAGATTTAATTTTTAAAACATTTCCTAAATATAATCCAGCTGATTTTTTAATGGTTGGTGATTCAGAAGTAGATTCAACATTCGCACTTAAAAACAAAATGAAATGCATACTGGTAAAGTTTTAGTAGGAAATAGTGGAGATAGGGTATATCTTCAAGATAACAAAGTTATTAAAGAAGCTGGGGTTTATCCTATAAAGTTTAAGCAGCAAATGGATTGGTTAAAAAATTGTACCCATCCGAATTTTATAAAGATTAATCCTATATCAGATACTTCATTTGAAATGAAAAAATACCCAACATGGTATGATAAAATCTGTGAACAGCCTTTAATTAAATCAATTGACCAATTAGATGATCTTATTCATATTGTAAATGATTTTGATGGTTACGGTACTGATGTAGATACAAGATCTTATTTAGATAAATTAGAAGGTAGAACAGGTTATACTTATGAAGGTGAATTAGATGCATCGTCAGGCTGGGGGTTTGTTCATGGTGATTTAACAGTAAGTAATATCTTATATGATAAGGATTTTATTTTTATTGATCCACGAGGTACTGAAGAGCAGAATTATTATGACTATGGAAAACTGATGCAATCTTTTGTAATGAAATATGAGGCCCATATATACAATGAAAGGAATTCTAAATATCTTAAGTTCTGTAGGGAAGCAGAAAACATAATGTATGAATGGTATGACGAATACCAATTAAAATTCTTTTTAGCAGTTCACTTATTAGGAGCTGTTCCATTTTTTGAATTAAATGAAAGATATGAATTGGCAGGTATGTTCCTTAAGAAAGGGCATGAATTATTCGATGAATTAGAAATTAAATATAGCAAATGAGTAGAGTAAGAAAAGCAATTATCTTAGCAGCCGGGAGGTCTACTAGGTATGGATCAAATAAACTTATAGATCCAATTTTAGGAAAATCAACAATTCAGTACTGTATTGAATTTTGTATTGAGAATGGAATAGAGGATGCATATGTTACTATAAGTAAATCTGACTTCTTTTTTAAAAATAGAAATACAAAATTATCTCATCCTATTATTGAAAGTTTATCAAAGTATAAAGAAAAGATAAACATTTGTTATGAATTTCAGAAGGATGATGAATATGGACCAGGCGCTGCAATTAAGGCATGGGAAGGTAAATTTTATGAACCTTTCTTATGTCTCTTTGGTGACAATTATTATCAAGGTAATATTGGTTTAGAATACCATGATCCTAATAACACTGTTGTTACTTATAAGGATTATGAAACTAGAGCAAGAAATTTACAACTTGCTACTATCCTAGAAGATGTGGTTATTGAAAAACCGCATGGTGTAGTAAGCGGTAGATATTTTTGCGGATATATGATATTTGGTAAAGAGGCATTTGATAACTTAAGTAGTATTAAATTATCAAACAGAAATGAATATGAAATTACTCATCTTATAAACTCGATGGATAATTTAAAATTTGAAGAATTAAATATATGTTGGTATGATTTAACATACGAACAAGATAAACAAGTAATAGAAGATATTATTCAAAATTGTTAATATGAAAGAGAATGTAAAAAAGATTGGTTTTTTTAAATTAGGTAAAGCCATAAAGTTTAATGAAAACAGTTGGAGCGCAATCGGTGGTGATTGTGAACCTAAGCAATTAATTTGTTCAATTGCAAACAGAAATCCTAATATCGAATATTGGCTATTAAGCCCAAATGATTTAGGTAAGTTTAGAGCAAAACAAAAACCTAAAGTAAATTCTTTATTCGGCCCACCGCAAACAGATGAACCTATAGTTCCTAATAATATTAAAGAATTTCATTCTACTATGAAAGAGAGAAAGTCTACTGATGAAACTGTTGAAATTATTCAAGGTTTAGATTTAGATTTTATTTTCTTTTATACTGGTCCAACAAGTACTGTTAATATTCCAGAGTATATCAACAAGAAGGATGGTACTGGTCAAGTTAAATCGTTGGATTTCTTTAAGTATTATGCAGCTCCAATTATTAAAGCGATGAATGAATTGGAAAAGAAAGTTCCTATTGTAGGTTTACTTGTTGATAACCGATATGTTCTTGCGTGTAAGGATTGGAGTATAAATAATAGACCAACCTATTACTTAGCACAAAATACATTTACTAAAGAAGAACAATATTTCTGTAATCCACCACTGAGAGATGTTAAAACAATTACATCTACATATGAATATTCAGGTATTGAAACAGTATTTCTTTTAGATAAGAAAAGATATGATACTGATGAATTATTTAAAATGAAAAAGACCAATTCATTTATGATGCTACAGAATCAAGGTAAAGGTTCAGGTGGAATGGATCGTTGGGATCCAGTAAAAGAATACATTGTTGATCAAGAAATAGAAACTGATATCTATGGTAAATGGGATGATGAGATTAAAGAAAAGTATCCTAAATGGTTTAAAGGAGAAACTAGAATCGAAACAATGACCGATGAATTACTCGGTACTAAATATACATTCTGTGTACCTATTAAAGAAGGTATGGTAACCTCTAAGTATGCTGAAATGCTACACTATGGTATTATACCTTTCTTACACCCATCTTACGATACTGACTTTAATGTATTCCCTGAAGGTCATTTTATTAGATGTAAATCAGCAGAAGATTTAAAAAAGAAAATTGAATTCTTAAATGCAAACCCGGAGCATTATAAGAAATTATTTTATAACCTACAAGAAAAGTATCTTAAGGATTCTTATTATACTGGAGAGCATGTAGATAACAAGATCTGGGAATCTTATGAAAGAGTAACTAAAACTGAAACCGTAAATGTATAATTCTGAAACAAAAATCCTAGTCACCGGTGGTGCTGGGTTCGTTGGTACAAATTTTATCAATGATTTATTAAATAGAGGACATAATCCTAAATGTATTGCAGTGATCGATAATATGGAACACGGTACTTATATACCTAAAGTCCATGATCAAATTGAAAATTTTCATAAAGTAGATATTAGAAATCAATATGTAGAAAACATTATTCAGGATTTTGCACCTGATTATGTTTATCACTTCGCTGGCTTGGTTTCTATTTATGACTGTCATGAAGATCCATACGAAGCTGTAGATAATAATATCTTAGGAAGTATTAATGTAATGAATGGTTGTGTAAAGGCAGATGTAAAAAGAATTATCTTTAGTGAAACTTCTGCTGTATATGAAAATTGTGAAATGCCTAAAGAAGGGTTTAACGAGAATCAATCTGATCCTACTACAATTTATTCTACAACTAAAGCATGCCTTGCCTTATTAGCAGAATCATACCAGAGAACTAAAGGTTTAAATTATACTGCATTGAGATACTTTAATGTTGCTGGGCCACTTCAAGACTATAATAGAACCATACCTCCTGTATTCGCTGGATTTATTTTAAGAATTAAAGGTAATCATAATCCTATAGTGTTTGGTGATTATATGAAGGCAAGAGATTATATTGATGTATCTGATGTTAATGCATTCCACATTCTTTGTATGGAAAATGAAGATACCGCAAACCAAACCTTTAATTTAGGAACCGGTAAAATGACAAATCTAATGGATCTTAAAAATATGATTGGTGATATTATGGGAGTTGGTGAACCTGTGTTTGATCATTACGATCCGATTGCAGGTGAGGCTTTAAATATCAGAGGGGATATCTCCAAAGCTAAATCGATGGGATGGGAACCTAAAAAAGATATAAGAGATACTATAAAAGAAACTATTGTTTATCTTGAAGAAGAAATTAATCAAGGTACAATTGACCCTTTAACTTTTATGGAAGATTTAGAAATTGAAAAAGTAAAAATATAATATGGAAAAAGAATTAAAATGGGGTACTATAATTCCACTGATTGGTGGTAGTGCTATAGGATGTAAAAAATCTGCAGGTAACGAACCTGCATTTCATTTAAGTTATGATGCGTTTGCTGCTAATGAAAGTCATATTGAAAAATATTGGCCTGATGTACCTATGTATAGGTTAGATCATGAAGATTTAGAAATTCCTAAACAAACCTTTAACGAAGTAGATTATGTAAATTCAGTTTGTCCTTGTGCAGGGTTATCACAATTAAATTCTGCAAGAGGAACGTCTGCTTCTCGTGGATCTGGTGCTACTCAAAATCAATGGATGTATAATTCATCAGAATATATTTTAGAAAACGTAAAACCTAAAGTACTTTGGGGTGAGAATGCACCTGGTCTTTTTACTAAGATGGGAGAAGGTGTTGTTGACAGGTTAAGAGAAATAGGCGAAAAATATGGCTATAGTTTTTCTTTAATTAAAACAAACACCGAGCTTCATGGAATTCCACAAAGAAGAATGAGAACTTTTTATTTCTTTTGGAATACACCAACTGTACCTATGTTAAGTTGGAAATTCAGAGAAAAGAAATTACTAATTGATTATCTTAATGAAATTCCTAAGGATGCTACACACCAAGATATGTTTATGGTTGAAGGTAAAGTCACAGATCATTTTACACCTTATGAATATGTTTTAGAAAAGGAAGGTTTAACTCATGCTGAATTTGCTGCAAAATTTAAAAAAGGAACTATTGCACAGTACTTAGAAAAAAATGAACTTATTGATGACTGTATTAAATGGTTAGAAAAACATTATCCTAAAAGAGGGTTTTCAAATAAAAAATCTACAAAGACTTTTATTGATATGTTAGAGCACCAACAATATAAAACAAGTCAAGGATTAGGTTATTGGGATGCATCCCCGCATTTCTTTCACGATTCTTTTTCTGCTCTTATTGGTAGAAATATGTTTAATGGTGTACACCCAGTAGAAAACAGATATCTTAATGTTAGAGAAATGCTTCACTTAATGGGACTTCCTTTAGACTTCGGTATTGAAAGCTCAAGACAAGTAAATCATATTGCTCAAAATGTACCTGTTACAACTGCTATGGATATGGCTGATGAGGTAAAGAAATTTTGTAAAGGCGAGGCTAAGATGACTAATTTTACATTTCTGAAACAAGATAACACAAGTCATAAAATTATTGATTCTGTTGAAATTGGATCAGAACCTAAAAAGAAATATAAAGTAAAAAGTATAATTTAATTATGAAAGATAACGCATTAGCAATAGGAATATCTAGTTTAGAGTTTACCAATATCTTATGTAGTTATTATCCTAAAGGGATCAAAGAAAATTTTGATATTTACTTATTTGTTGATAATAATAAAATAGACATAGATAAACTTCAGTGCATTTTTAAAGAGCATGATTTAGATATTTTTATTAATGCTAAAATTATTATCTTAAAGGATGTATATGATCATTATATAGAAAAGCATCAATATAAAGGTAATGCAAAAAAGTTTCTATTAAATCATGGTTGTTTATTTAAAATTCTAATGCCTATTTATCTAAGAGAAATGTTTGGTGTTAAAAGAACATATGTTTCCGATGATGATGTATTTATCCTAAATGATCTCAGTTATATGTGGACTAAATATAAAGAGTTCGGTATTAAGAAGGAAAACTTATTTTACATTAGAAATAAAAATAAGTATGATGTAATGAATGCCTTCAATGAAATATTTGAATCTGATTTTACTTTGGATCAAATGAATGGTCTAGCAATAAATGCAGGTAATATTATTTATGACGAAGACCCTAAGTTAGAATATTACTTTGAGCGGTTTATGAAGCACCCATTTATTCATCATATGTTTTTTGATTTTACAGGTTATACGAGCTGGACAGTAGAACAGAGGTTTCATCATTTTAATATTCATAGATATTTAGCAGAAGGAAAGGAAGTTAAATTTTTAGAAAGTAAAGACTTAAGACTAATGCAAAATCTTGATAAAGATATGAAGGCTGGTGAGCCACCTGAAAAATATTTAAAAGAAGTCGTACCATCCTTAATCCATTATGCAATAGGCACAAAAAAACCTTTATGGTTAAATGATTTTTTACCAGGTCTTAAATGGAGATATGGTTTTGACTATAAGGCCAAATATGAATTAAAGGATATTCTATATAATAAAGATTGGCGACCACCATCCTTTAAAAGTGTACAGAAAAAACAAACAGCATTAAAAATTAAGTCTGTATTTTAACTTAAACTAAGTAACAATAATCAATATAATAATAAACAAATAATATTTTAAATGGAAACAAAAATTAACAAAATTGACGGTTATGAATTAAGTTCATTCGTTCGCAAACTACTTCCAATTGACAAATTCATCTTTATGAAAATCGCAAAAGAAGGTACTGTATCTTCTGTATATTTTCCTGAGAGAGATGCCGTAAAATTGGTTAACACTCCAACTGCTGATATCTTTGATGCTGATATCTCTGAACCTGTAAAGGTAAGCTTTTATAATGGTACTAAAGTTATTGATGCATTAAGTCATTTTAATGGTGATGTCCAAGGTCGTATTAAGTATACTGAATATGATGGAGAATTAATGGCAAGTGATTTTATTTTAGAAAATGAAGATCTTCAAATTAATTTGGCATGTACAGATCCTTCATTATCTTTTATGGAAATGAGCAAGGAAGAAACTGATAGAGCATTCGGTACAGATTCTAAAATGTTTAGTTTTGATTTACTTACTACTCATGTAGATAAAATGAAATCATTATTTAACTTAGATAAAGATGAAGATATCTTTACTCTTTATATAGGAGAAAAAGGTATTAATATTAAAGGTACTTCTTATGATGCTACTTTATGCCACTCTTATGATTCAGATGTAGAAAAAGGTGCAAAAGTTGTAATTTATAAAAAGTATATTAATCTTTTAGATAAGGAAAATTACAAAGTAAGCGTTTGTGAAAATAAGGTTGTATTTAAATCTTTAGATACTAATACACATCTTACTGTTGCTGTTGCTATTACTGACGAGGATTAATACTGCATCTAATTATTTAAAGGGCATCATAATCGGTGCCCTTTAAACTTTCTTTAATCTTACCGTATAAAAATAAAAATGACAGAGGAATTACAAAAAATTAACGAAGAGGCATCTAAGTTTTATAATTATGAACAGGCAGTTAAGTTAATGCTTAACTCTATTTACGGCGCATTTGGTAATCCTTATTTTTATTTCTTTAATGTTGATATTGCTGAAACTATTACACTCCAAGGTAAAGATGCAATTTTATATACCGAACAATTAGTTAATAAGTATTTTAAAGAGTTTTGGCATAAAGATCTACCAGCTCACGCTGCTATGGGTATTACTGTAACAGGTAAAATTGAAAAACCAGTAGGTATTTATATTGATACAGATTCAGTGTATGTTAAATTTGATGAAGTAATTCAAAAGTCGGAAGGCTGGAACGGTGATGAAAAAGAATTTATACTTAAGCTTTATAAGGTTAGGTTAAATGGTTATATAGAAAAGATTCTACAAAAATATGCAGACGATAATAATGCAGAAAACTTTTTATCTTTTGAATTAGAAAGTATTGCTAAAAATGCAATATGGTTGGCAAAGAAAAAGTATATGCAGAATATAGTTTGGAAGGATCCGGATATTCACTATGATGATCTTTCTAAAATTAGTTCAAAAGGATTTGAAATCATTCAGTCATCTACTCCTATTTTTGCAAGAGAAAAATTAAAAGAACTATTAACTTACATATTTTCTGTAAGTGAATTAGATATGGGAGCATTTGCATCTTTGCTTAAGGATGTTAAAAGACAATTTAGATTAGCAAATGTTGATCAAATCAGTTTTTCAAGAAAGGTTAATAATTATCAAAAGTATATTGTAAATGATTATGAACAATTTGAGATCGCATCAAAATGCCCAATCGGCGTAAGATCTGCAGGTTATCATAATTACTTATTAAACAATTCAGGCAAAAAAGGTAAATACCAACCATTAGGAAACGGGGAAAAATGTAAAATGTATTTTTCTGAAGATAATTCCTGTGATGTATTTGCATATGCACCTGGAGATTATCCTTATGAATTCGCGCCTAAGATTGATTACGATCGACAATTCGAAAAAACAATATTAGATCCTATAAACAGAGTTGTTACTGCTATGGGATTTAAGGGATTCAATAGAAACTTGATTTATACTACAAGTTTATTTTAAAAAAAATTATGTTATGAAAAACCCAGATAAATTAAACAGAAAAGATATAAGCAATTTATGTAAATTAGCGCTAGATAAAGGTGGTGATTTAGTTCCATTAAAAATTCCTTCGTCAGAATCATTAGGTGAAGGATTGACTAATGGTTCGATTCTTTTTCATAAAGATAAATGGCTTCTTAATTTAAGGAGAGTTGGATATCTATTTTATCAATCTGAAAATAAACAAAAATTCCCATGCCCTTGGGGTCCTTTAGTTTATTTAAATCCAGAAAATGATGTAGTATTAAGAACTACAAATTATATCTGTGATTTAAATAGTGATACTCTTGAGGTTGATAAATGGAGAAAAACAGATACTACATTATTAGATAGACCACCATTATGGGAATTTATTGGATTAGAGGATGCCCGTTTACAATTTTGGGATAACAAATTATATCAAACGGGCGTGCGACGTGACACTACAGTCAATGGGCAAGGTAGAATGGAATTATCTACAATTAAGAATGACGAGTCTTGTATGGAGATTGATAGAGTAAGAATAGAGCCTCCTAATGATCCTACTTCTTATTGTGAAAAAAATTGGATGGCTATAAATGATATGCCATACCATTATATTAAATGGTCAAGCCCAACAGAATTAGTAAAGGTAGATCCTAATAAAGGTACTTCAGAATTAGTAAAAATTGTAGACCAATCTCATATTAAAACAAAAAGAGATATGAGAGGTTCTTCTAATATAATTAAATATAAAGATTACTGGGTAGGAATAATTCATGAAGTAGATCTTTGGTTTAATTCGGAATCTCAAAAAGACTCAATTTATTATCACAGATTTGTTGTTTGGGATAAAGATTGGAAAATTAAATATATTAGTGATGAATTTGATTTTATGACTGGGCGAGTTGAATTCACTTGTGGTATTGCATTTGACGAAAAGACTAATAACTTTTTAATACCATTTGGATTTCAAGATCATACTTCATTTATGTTAAGTTTACCTGAATCTGTATTTAGGGAAGTTACTAATATGGAGCCTATAAAAACCAAAGAAAGCGTAAAGAAAACCACTAAACATAAAACACTTCATAATTTCATTCATAATCCATTTAATGCTAAGGCTGCGTTTAAACTTGGGGAGGGGTATTTTAAAGAAGGTCATTGGGGATCTGCTTTAGGTTTCTTTTTAAGAGCAGCGGAATATACTGATGATTTAGATCTTCAATACGAGTCATTTTTCATGGTGTGTAGATGTCTTGCAAATAAAGGTGGTCGTGATGAATGTGAACAAAAAATGTGGTTGCAATTAATTTCATTAGATCCTACTCGACCTGAAGGTTATGGTGCAATGTCTTCATATTATTCATGGAGAGGTAATTATCATAATGCTTATTTTTATAGTAACCTAGGTTATACTTTAGGTAAAGAATGCAAGCCTATGATAAAATCTACTGGTGCTATAATTAGTAAATCACCTCTATTAAAGCAAACTAAATTATTTGGATCATCTTATGGTTTAATGAAAGATAAATTAGAAATACTTAAAGATTTTATATCTAACCCTAAAAATCATAATCCGGCATTACATGCATTTATGTCACAAGAAGCAGTAAAGTATAAACTTGTACAATAAAACAACTCTTATATTTTCTATATAATAATAAAATAAAACAAATATGGCAAAAGAATTTTCATTCGCAGATTTAAACAAAGAAATGTCAAAACACTCCACATACGGAGAGACTTTAGACAAATCAACTATTTCAGAAATAGATCATTATATACCAACTGGAAATTGGCATCTTAATGCTTGCTTAACAGGCTCGCTGTTTGGTGGTTATCCTAATAACAGGGCAGTTGCATTAGCAGGACCCTCCGGTACTGGTAAAACTTATCTTATCTTAAATGCAATTAAACAAGCACAGGCACAAGGTTATAGTATTGTATTTTATGATTCTGAAAATGCTGTAGATAAAACTTTAGTAGAAAAGTTTGGTATTGATCCAACAAAATTTCGTTATGAGCCATGTAATACGGTTCAAGAATTTAGAACTTCGGTAACGGCAATTACCGATGTATTAATCGAACAAAAAGCAAAAGGTATCGCTCTACCTAAAATTATGGTCGTGCTGGATTCTGCAGGTAACTTAGCAACCCAAAAAGAAATTGATGATGCTAAAACTGGAAGTAGTAAAGCTGATATGACAAGAGCTAAATTATTAAAATCTACATTCCGAATCATTATGACGCAATTCGGTATATGTAAAATACCTTTCTTATTTACTAATCATACTTACCAAACACAAGATCTTTTCTCTAGGCAAGTAGGTGGCGGTGGAACTGGTCCTGAATATGCTGCCTCTATTATTTTATTTTTAGGTAAAGCAAAACTTAAAGAAGGTATAGAACAAACCGGTATTATTGTTACTGCCAAACCAAATAAAAATAGATTTGCAAAACCTACTAATATTAAATTCCATATTTCTTTTAATAAAGGTATGAATCCTTATATTGGATTAGAGGAGTATATAAGTTGGGATACATGTGGAGTTGAACGAGGAAGATTTATAAATGAGAATGCATTTAAGAAATTAACTGATATAGGTAAAGCTGAATGTAGAGAACATTCTTTTGATAAGGATGGTAAAAAGGTTACTATTTATTTTCAACCAGCCGCAACTGCAAGAAAGATATGCGTAAAGCATCTTAATGATACTGTAGATCTTAATCAATTATTTACACCAGAAGTAATGACCGAGGGTGTACTGAAGGCATTGGAGCCAATCGTTGCTGCTAAGTTTAAGTATGGTGAAGAACTTGATGTTGAAAATTTAACCGAAATGCTAGAAGCCGATGTTACCGAAAAATCTTAATACTGCAAAACTTAAAGTAAAGCATGTATTAGGAAATCATACAACATTACCAACTTACCCAGACGCTGAAGATATTACGTATGAACTGATACGAGATTATTGTGGTAAAGTAGCAAAGGAAATTAAATTTACTAATGTATCTTTACAGAAAAAGTACAGCCTTACTGATGAAAAGGTTAATGAAATTTTAATGACTCTTAAAAAGAAAAAGATTATTAAAGTATCATTATCTAATTCTGCATATACTACATACGAAATTATTACAAATCCATATGAATAAGCATGACTTAAGATTTAAAGAAACTCGCGGTGTTAAATTCATATGTGATGTTCATGATATGATGGGCCAACAGATATTAGGTGATCAAGGATGGGAGCTTCATTTAGAAGATGTCTATAAAAAAATAATACTTAATGACTTTACTATTATTGATGTAGGTGCTAATATTGGTTGGCATACAGTTCAGTTTGGATTGCTAGGTAAAGAAGTGCATGCATTTGAACCAGTAAAATCTAATTTCTATAATCTCTGTGGTAATGTTGTTGTTAACAATTTAAGTGATAAGATTACTTTATATGAAGAAGCATTAAGTAATAAACCAGAGTTACTAGGTATTATTAATCAAGAAGATTTTTATGAAAATCCATTATGGTCACATAATACAAAGGAATTGGTATTTAATAATTGTGGCGGTATTGCATTAGGAAATACTGATAATAGTAATATGACTGCTAATACATTGGATAGTTTTTCATTCGCACCAACTTTAATTAAAATAGATGTTGAAGGATTTGAGCTTAAGGTTTTACAAGGTTCTATGAAAACTTTAAATAATCATAAGCCAATTGTTTTAATTGAACTTCACCCCAAAAATACTGATAATGAATCCATAAAGACAATTCTCTTATCATTAGGTTATAAGATGTATTTAATACCTAACTCATATAATACATATCAGCATTATGATTATTTAGCTTACCATGATGATACTAAACATGGTAAATTTGTTCAAAGGCTTATAGATTTAAACAAAATATAGATTTTACTATATAAAAATAAACAAAAATGAACTCCAGTACAGACCACGAAAAAATATTTTTTAATTACTTTCTTAAAAAGCCACATTATCTAAAAAGTACTGGCCCAGGCTTCTTTTCTAATAATGATTTAGATCAAATAGCTAAACTATCTAAAAAGTTTTATACTGATTTTGGTGAAAGCCCTTCAAGAGAACAGATGAAGGCTCTTATTAAAGATGATCCAAATGAAATACCTTCTGATATAGTTTCTTCTATTTATGATATTAATATTAATGAATATGATCAGGATTGGTTAAAAAGAACTGGTGAGGCATGGGTTAAATGGAAACATTTTGATAAACAATTAGTAAGAACAATTGAATATGTAAAAACTCAAGATGTATCACCAGAAAATGTTGAGGATGTTGTAACTCGTGCTATTGGCATGATCTCAACAGAAGGATCATTAAACTTTGATACTGATATTGGATTAGACTTTTTTAAACCAGAAGATCATGTACAAAGAACATCAAAGAAAATTGAAACAGGTTGGACTTTCGTAGATAATGTATCAGGTGGTGGGTATGATACAAAATCTTTAATAGTTTATGCAGGAGAACAAAATATTGGTAAATCTATATGGTTGGCTAATGATGCTGCTAACTTTGTTAGAATGGGTCATAACGTAGTTTTTATTACTGCTGAAATGTCAGCTCAAAAGGTTTTAAAAAGAATAGGTTCTAATCTGTTACAAATTCCAATGCCACAGTACGATGAAAAAACTGGTAATAGAGATTATATGAAAAGACGTTTAGAAAAAATATCTCGAGGTTTATTACCACCAGGTAAACTTTTTGTAAAAGAAATGCCAACATCACAAGGTACTGTTTTAGATATAGAAGCATACTTAAAAGATTTAGAAGAAGCACAAGATCATAAAGTAAATGTATTAGTTGTAGATTATATTAATATTCTTGCAAATTATAGAAATCCTAATACTGAAAATACTTATATGAAGATTAAACAAATTGCCGAAGATCTTCGAGCATTGGCAGTTAAAAGAGATATGTTAGTAATTTCAGCCACACAAATTAACCGTGGTGCATGGGATGCTACTGAGGTAAGAATGGAAAACATTGCTGAATCTGCTGGTCTTGCGCATACTGCAGATGTTATGTATGCTTTAATACAAGATTCAATGATGCATGCAGAACGAGAATACTGGTTAAAGGTATTAAAAATTAGAGATGGTCAAGGTAAAGGTACTCGATGTAGATTTAATATTGATTATGATCACATGAGATTAACCGAAACTGACGATATAAATTAAACTTAAAAGATATGTGGGGAAAAAAGAAAAAACCTAAATTAGATGAAAACGGAAAACCTATTCCACCTAAATTAGCAGACAAAGATAAAATTTTTAATAATTCATACGGTGATCAGGATATTACTGAAAACCGAGTTAACTTTACTGTTGCTGCAACTTATGGTGATAGTATGGATCCTGATGATAGGATGCACTATGAATTACTAATTAAGAAGATTGATAAAATTATAAAGGGTAGTGAATATGAGCATTTAAATGAAGCTACGCCAGAAGGAGTAATTAAGAAATTAAATAAAGTACAAATCAATAGAGTATATTCTCATATCATAGAAAAGATTGGGGATGGGTATACAAGAGTTGATTTGTTTAGTGTTATATCAGATTACTTTGATGTATTCCCTAATAAATTTTATAATTCTCTTTCTAATAAATTTAAAGATGAACTTATTAAAGAATTGGACGATAAGTATAATATCTTAGAAAAAAGAAAAATCAGAAAATTATTTTAATATGGCAAGAGTTTGGATGGTTAGCGATTCACATTTAGGCTGTAGATCAAATTCTGTATTATGGCTTAATATTATTGAAGATTACTTTTTTGGGTTTTTTATACCTTTAGTTAAAAAAGAATATAAAGAAGGTGATGTTCTTTATCATTTAGGTGATGTATTCGATAATCGCCAAAGTGTTAATTTAGCTGCGCAAGATTTAGCAATTAGAGTGTTTGAAGAATTAGGTAAGATATTTCCTGATATTCATATTATAGTTGGTAATCATGATATTATGAGAAAGAATTCTAATGATATTGCATCTGTTGATTGTTTAAAGTATTTACCTAATGTTACTGTTCATAAGGAACCAAGAATTTTAAAGTATAATAATACTAAATGTTTACTTATGCCTTGGAGAAGAGACCATGAACATGAAAAGGAAACTTTAGATTCTATAAAGGAAAATATTGATTATATGTTTTGTCATACTGAAACTCGTGGTGTACAAACTTCTCCTAGTACAAAACATTTACATGAAGGGGGTAATGATGTAGGAATATTTAAAAGATTTAAAAGAGTTTATTCTGGTCATATTCATTATAGACAAGATAAGCAAAATTTTGTTCTTGTAGGTAATCCTTATCAAATGACAAGATCTGATAGAGGAAATCAAAAAGGTATTTATGTATTAGATTTAGATACAGGAAAGCATGAATTCTTTATGAATAAAAGAAGTCCTGAATTTATAAGGTATTATATTAATGATATCTTAGAGATGCGTATGGATGACATAAAGAAGGAAATAAAGGATAATTTTGTAGATGTTTTTATACCATCAAATGTTCTAGGTAAATATAACATTAATATGTTTATGGATTATTTGGATGGAGTTGCTAGAAAATTAGAACCAAGAATCTATGATGAAGAAAATCCTTATGATAGAGAAGATGGAGAAATGTCTGATTTTAATGGAGAACTTAATTTAATGAACATTGCAGCTGAATACATTAATTCATTAGAATATGAAGAAGATCTAAAAGAAAGATTAAAGGTATCAGTACAAGATTTATATAAAAGAACATTATCACCGAATCATGAAGATTAAAAAAGTAGAATTTAAAAACTTTGCAAGTTACGGAAACCGAATGCAGGTAATAGAATTTGATAAAGATAAAAGTGATCTTTATTTAGTTCTTGGTGGAAATGGTGCAGGTAAAAGTACTCTTGCAAAAGTTATAACCTATTTATGTTACGGTAAAGTCGAAGGGTCAACCTTAAAAGATTTACCTAATAGAGTAAATGGTGCTCTTTGGGGTAAGATACATTTAGAATCTAAAAACAACACCGTTGAAATAGAACGAGGAATTAATCCTGGTATTTTTAATGTAAAAATAAATGGATCTGAATATGATGTTGCAGGTAAAGTAAATTTACAAGATTTTTTAGAAACTGAAATTTATGAAATACCTTACCATGTATTTAAGAATGTAATTATTTTGTCTGTAAATGATTTTAAGTCTTTTATTACAATGTCTCCTTATGATAAGAAAAGAATCATTGATAAAATATTTGGATTTTCTATTATCAATGAAATGGCTGAAGCCGTTAAAGAAAAGAGGAGAACTATTATTGAGGAGATCCGAACATATGATGATGAAATAAGAACCCTTAATGAATCAATAGAATCTGTAATCGATAAGATAAAGCATTTTGAAAAGGTTAGTAAAAACAAAGATGCTGAAAAGATTAAAATTCTTAAAGAAAAATTATTACAGTTAAATGAAAACAGGAAAAAGTTAAAAGAACTTACATCTGCTACAAAAGTTAACTTAGAAAAATTAGATGAAAATTCAAGAAAGCAGAACAATAAAAAATCAACATTAAATTCTAAGATTAATACTGTTAAGAAAGAACTTAAGCTATATGAAAATAATTCATGCCCTACCTGCACAGCCCCTCTTAATTCTGATTTTCATTTAGATATTAAAAAAGAAAAAGAAGATTCTTTAGATTTATTATTTACTGAATGGAATCAAATAAAGGAAGACGCTGAAAGAGCAGAAACTGAATTAATTGATCTTAGACAAAAAGGTAGAAAAATACATGTTAAGGTTGGTCAATTAGAAACTCAAATGGAAGCCATTAAAGATAAGTTAATCGAAATGGCTGATAAGGATGAGTCTGAATCAGGATCACATCTCAAACAACTAGTAAAAGATTTTAAAAATCGAAAAGATGATAAATCTACAGGTAAGTTAAAAAGTGAAGGGGAAGATTATTATTTAACTATCTTAGAAAATATTATGGGTGAAAATGGAATTAAGAACTTAGCAGTAAGATCTATACTTCCTTCATTTAATAACCACATTCAATTAATGGGGAGAGAAATGGGAATACCGTTTGGTATTAGATTTAACGAAAAGTTTTACTGTTCTCTTCATCATCTAGGAACAGAGATTAGCCCTAAGACGCTAAGCACAGGTGAAAAGAAAAAGGTTGATTTTGTAATTATTATGGCATTAATAAAAATGATTAAGGTTAGGTTTCCTTCATTAAACATTCTTTTTCTGGATGAAATCTTCTCTTCTATTGACTCTGATGGCGTACACCATATAATTAACATACTTCATAATACAATACAAGATATAGGCCTCAATACCTTTGTTATCAACCATACAGTTTTACCAAGCGAATATTTCGATAAAAAGATTGAAATAACTAAAGATGGTGGCTTTAGTGAATTTAACATTGAATCTATTGGATAAATAGAATATAAACAAAGTCTAATAGATGTCAGCATATAATCAGGAATTTAATAAAGATAATACTATACTTAGGTACTTAGTAGTAGGTATGTTAGCCGAATTAAGCAAAAAAGTATATTATTATAATCAAGTAGATGAAGATACTTTAAAAAAGATTGAGGTACCTTTCTTTTATTCTATATCTGGTAATGAAAGATTTCTTTTAGATAACTTTATGTTTGATGCCGAAAAGGCAGGTAAAGCAATTGGAGATTATGAAGTAGTTCCTAGAGGTATACTTCAAATGAATTCTATGGCTATTGACTCTAGTGCACAAACCAATAAATTTACAAGAGCGGAATTTGTAAGAGAATGGAATGGTGTATTAAAGACATTTTCTCTAATGACTAATTTCTTACCTGTTACTATGGGCTTCAGTGTAACTTTAATATGTTCTAATAATTTGGAAATGTTAAAGGTTACAGAGTCTATTATGAACAAATTATATAGGGCCACTACATTTCAGGTAGATTTAGGAATGTTTAGAGTTAATGCAAGTATGGGAGTCCCTGATGACTATTCACAGGAGAGATCATTTGAATGGGGATTAAATGATAAAAAGGAATTCCAAGTTACTTTTGATATGGAGTTAAAATCATTTATGCCAGTATTTGAAAGTGGAATACTATTATCAGAAATAGACTTTATTACTAGACAAGCCTTAATTACAAATCCTGATGCTATTGGAGTTGGTCAGTTAAGATGCGATAGTAATGGTAATGCTGGTATTTATTTCGGTGGTGTGTTTCAAAAGTTTGAATTTAGCGATGATAATATTTTAGTAGCACCTTTTGAAAACCTATTAAGTAATCAGGGTTATAATAATACCACAAGCAAACAAGTAGGTGGGCCTTATGATAGAAGAGAAATAGATTCATCTAAAAAACCAACCGAATCATCAGAGAGTAGGCAATATCGAAATGCAGATGATGATGAAGGATAATTAACTCTAAGATCCTAGAATATATAAAACAAATCAAATTCTATAATATGGAAAAAGTTATTAAAGAAGGCCAAACTCAGGTTTACATGGATGGTGGAATTGACCGCCAATATGGAGTTAATACTGACGCACCTTACCTTAACGCCCCTAATCAACAATTATTAGATATAGTTGGTGTATTATTTGCACAGAGCGGTAAAACAAAATTAGACGGTAAAAACGGAAAGGTGGTTAATGAAGGACCTATGACAGACTCACAGGTACTTTCTATTTTAGTCGGAATGGGAATTCCCCAACAATTAGGTATGAGTGCTATAAATGCCTTTAAAGGAAACAACATAACAGAAAATAATAAACAAAAAAATCATAACGAAATGAAATTTACAATTGCTGAACTGCACGAAAATGTTATGAAGAGCATTGATGCACTAAAAGAAATGAATTCGGATAATTCCAGAACTTCTTATACTGCTAAGAATGCCCTTGACATTTTAGAAGAATCTCTAAAGGCATTCCCGATGAGATTTAAGAACGAAGAAACCAAAGTAATTAGCGAAGAAATAGAAAACAGTGTTAATCCTATGCTTAAGTTTAACATTGCTAAAAATCTTCATAGAAACTTAGCTTCTTCTGATTGGTTAAATCCAATTAACGAATTAAGATCTTATATCACAGGAGCTTATAACGATGCTAAATGGTCTTTCAGAATATCTGAAGCTGTTTCTAGAACACAATCACAAAAAGGTAAAATGTATGAAAGTTTAGTAACTGACTTAGAAGGTTTACTAACAGAATCATCTGATACTATTAAATCTAAGTTTTCTGCAATTGCTGCAAAGAACCCATGGTCAATGGATTGTAAAGCTATTCTAAATGAAATGAAGGCAGATGATAACAAAGCTACTGCAAATGGAGGTGGAACAATTTCTACTATCCTTTCACCGGTTTTAGAATCTGAAAATGGATTAACATTCCACTTACATGGAAAAAACTATAACTTTAATGGAAAGACAATTACTGAAACTGAAGTTAAAGATTCAAGATTCTTTGATGTATTGGAAGGTCTAGGAATGTTTAAAAACATGAACGGTACTTTGGTTACTTTCGGAGAAGGTAATAATAAAACTTTAGAATACAATTTATCTGAAGGTACATTAAAATTAGGAAATACTGATTTATCAAATGTAAGCATCATTGAATTAAAAGAATCTTTAATGGCTCTTAATTTCTTTGGTTACAGAAATCAATGGAAAATTGATAATGTATGTAAGTTTTTTGAATCTATTGATCTTCTTGCCGAAATGGATAATTTTACAAACATTACCTCAACTGAGTTTACTAATCTATTTTTAACTATGATAGGGGTTCAGGAAGGTATCTATGTAAATAAAGTTAATTCAGGAATGCATGTTAATGAAATGGTATTTGTACCTTCTGCAACTGAGGCTGTAAAATTAGTAAAAGAATTTATTAATTATGATGCTACTCCAATTCTTTCAGAAAGATTAATTGCTGAAAATGATGAAGCTGCTAAAATTGAAAAATCACGATCTGACATTTCAGATAAAATATCATTCTTAGAAGAAAAGAAAGCAAAAGTAAAAGATGCTATTGATAAGCTTGGTGAAACTGAAGAACTCACAGAAGCAATGAATTTACTAGAAGAAGAAATTTCTAAATTTGAAAAATCATTACAAGAAACTTATGACAGAGTTGTATTAGGTGGAAATAAAGGTGATAAATCTAAAACTCATGACGGTGAAGATTTTGAAGATGATGATGAAAAGGATGAATCAGTAACAGAAAAAAAAAGTCGTAACGATTATTTAAACGACGGTTTTGTAGAAGCTGAAATTAACAAGAACGGTAATGGTCTTAAAAAAGGTATGGAAGTTATGGTAAGTGCTGAAGATTATACTTCATTAGGCGATAAAGATCAATTAGAATGTATTGATCCTAAAACTGGAAAAACTACTATCTGTCCAAAAAGCCAACTCAACGTTAAGATTTAATAACACCCACTATATAGAAAAGCCGGTAGTAATAATAAACTATCGGCTTTTTTTGTATATAATAATAAATAAAACATTTATAAATGGCAAGAAAAAGAAATTATCTAAATAATAGAGATCTTTTAGAACAAATAATATTATCCAAAGAACAAGATGAGCTCACCCCAAAGGCATTAGAATTTTTAATGTTATTAGCAGACAAATGTTCTAGGAAATTATCATACGCAAATCCAGACGATAGACAAGACTGTATAGCATCTGCTTATATGGACTTATTTAAATATTGGAGAAACTTTAATCCAGAAAAATCAACTAATGCCTTCGCTTATTTTACTGAAATATGTAAAAGAGGATTTGCAAAAGGTTGGAATAAATTACATCCTAGGAAATACGCTGGTACTGTATCAATTAATGGTAGCGCTGATAGCGACGGTATTTATACAATATAAATTTTAAATGAGCATTAAAAAGGTAAAACCTACTTCTAAGTCAGGATTTAAACAAGGTTATTATAATCCTGTTAATCCACAAAAGTATATAGGAGAACATCCTATCATATACAGAAGTAGCTGGGAAAGAAAGTTTTGCCATTGGTGTGATCATAATGATGAAGTATTAAAATGGGCATCTGAACCATTCTCAGTAAAATACTTTAATATGTTAGATAAAAAGTTTCATAATTATTACCCAGACTTTTATATGAAGATGAATAAAGGCGAAGGTATAATTGAAGAATTTGTAGTAGAGATAAAACCTAAGGCACAATTACAAAAACCAAAGGCCCCAAAAAGAAAAACACCAAAGGCACTAAAGAATTTTAAACATGGATATGAAACTTATGTTAGGAACCTTTGTAAAACTGAAGCATTAAATAAAATGGCTAAATTAAGAAATTTTAAAGTTATGCTATTAACCGAAGACTCAAAATTGTTTTAATGGCTATAGTAGGATCATTTCAAATAGATTTAGATATTTATCTTAAAGAAAATAAAGGTAGATCAGGGGCATCTAAGCAATCGGATTCTTCATTATCTACGATTGGTGATAAAGCTAGAGGTGATCTTGAAAATGGTAAGATGTATTCTTTTGAATATTTTACACCTGAAGAAACTTTTTATGATACCTATCCTATAGTATTAGGTTTAGGTAAAAGTATAGATAATCATCAGCTAGGATTAAATCTTCACTATATTCCATATGAAGCAAGAATACCTTTTTTATCTGATGTATATAGATCATTTAAAGATACTATACTAAGAGAGACAAACACCGCACCTGGAAATCCTAATAGACAATCTAGGTTAAATGAATTTACATATGATAATTTAAAACAATCATTAGGTAGAAAATACAATATAACATATGCCATTAGGCAATATAGAATAGATAGAATAAGAAAACCCAGAGTGATGAGTTATGCTGATTGGTACATAGGTGCTGTAAATAACGAAAATCATTTCTTTGGTGGAAATATTAATGATGCACAAGCATTATATTATAAGAATATATAAACAATAAAAGATAAAACAATATGGCAGGTTTTACTGATAGAAGAGGACCCTTAAGTACAGGTAATCCAGTAAGGAAGATTTTAAAGGATCTTTCTAATTTAGGCATGGCTTACGATGATATGATCATTCGTAATTCTCGTGCTGTAGGTTTTACAGAAAACCAAATGGGTTATACGTTTAATCCAATGGGATCTGATTCCGATGATATGTATAGCGCCTTTGCTGCATTATCATTAACTGATACTACCATGAAAAAGAATATCTCTATCTTTGATAGGGATTATGAAAGAAAAAGAGATCAGCTTAGAGAATATGCAGTACAAGATGAAATAGAAGATATCTTAGATGTAATTACTGATGAAGCGATTGTATTTGATGAATCTAATTATATGGCTTATGCAGATTTTAATGGTCATATAGCATCATCAATAGAAGATGAAATTGGAGATGTGTATAATAACTTATATAATTATTTTGGATTTAATGATTCTATTTCTCCGTGGAATTATTTTAGAAAATGGTTAGTAGATGGGTTTTTGGCATTTGAAATAGTTTATAATGATAAGCAAACTGAAATTATTGGATTTAAAGAATTGGATCCTATTTCATTAATGCCTGGTCTTGATACAGATACAGGTAAAAAACAATGGGTGCAATATCAAGGCCAAGGTGCAAAAGAGAGAAAGCTATGGGATTCTCAAATTATTTACTTATCATATTCTTCAATTAATTCTCCTATGAGAATATCTTATGTGGAGCGATTAATAAGATCGTTTAATCTTTTAAGAATTATGGAAACAACCAGAATCATCTGGGCTGTTTCTAATGCTTCATTTAAAACTCAATTTATTATACCTGTAGGTGGTAAATCTAAAACCAGAGCAAAGCAGTCTCTGGCGCAATTAATGAATTCATATAGAGAAGTTGTTGATTTTAATCAAGAGAGCGGTGAAATTGTAACCAACGGAAAATCAATGATGCCTTTCAATAAGGAATATTGGTTACCATCAAAAGACGGTGAATCCCCAGAGATTAGTACAATCGGTGGAGATGGACCAGATCTTGGTGATACAGAATCTCTTAAGTATTTTGCTGATAGACTAAAAATGGCTTCTAAGATTCCTTTTTCGCGATTTGATAAAGAAGGCGGTAATACTTATGATATGGATGCTAGTGGAATGTTAAGAGATGAAATTAAATTTTCTAAATTTATTGACCGTCTTAGATCTATATTCCAAGAAGTACTTGTAAAACCGATGTATCTTCAAATGTGTCTTAATCACCCTGAATTAAAAAATGATGTTTCATTTAAATCTGGTTTAGGACTTAAATTTGTTAAAGATAATGTGTTTGAGGAAATGAAAGAAATGGAGTTACAAACAAAAAGAGTAGACTTCATTGGAAATCTTAAAACACAGTTAAGTACAATGACTGCAGAAATGGAGGAAATTCCATACTTCGATTTAGGATTCCTTGTTAAGAGGTACGGTGGCTTTACACGAGAAGATTTAAAAGCTAATCAGAGGGCTAAGGAAAGAACCGATTTAGAAAAGGAGGGGTATAAGGAAGAAGATATTGAAAAGATCCTTTTAGGTGCTGATAAGGCAGATTTTGAACCGGAAAAGAATAGTAATGGAATTGATGATGATCCATTAGCAGACCTAGGATAAAAAGTTTGCAAACATTGTAATATATAAATCAAATAACTAATAGAAAATGTCAGGAAAAAAATTATTGATTCTTGAAAGACAGAAATCAAATTTAGATATAACCACCGGTGAAGACGGTTCAGTTGTATTAGAAGGTGTATTTACCGAGTTTGATGTTAAGAACAAGAACAACAGGATTTACGAGGAAAAAGAAGTAATGCCTCATATCAATGAATTACAAGAAAAGGTTAAAACCAATAAACTTCTAGGTGAATTAGATCACCCTAAAGATTTTGATGTTAGTTTGGCTAATGTCTCTCATGTTGTTGAATCATTAGATTATGATAAGACTAAAAAACAAGTTATTGGAAAAATCAGATTACTAAATACCTCTAAAGGTAAAGAAGCACAAGCTCTTATTAAAGATGGTATTCCTTTACATATTTCAAGTAGAGCTGCTGGTACAGTAGATGAAAATGGTAAAGTTAAAATTAAAAAGTTTTTTACTTATGACTTGGTTGCAGATCCTGGCTTTGAAAATGCCGAGTTATCAAGAGTAAACGAATCTTTTGGTTTAAGTAATGATGATGGTATATTAATCTATGAAATGGAAGAAACTGAAAATAACGATAATAAAAAAGATCTAACGATGGAAAATAATAATTTTGTAACTGTTGAAGATTTTCAAAAGTATACTGAATATGTATCTGGTGTTTTAAGTAATGTTAAAGAATCTACTAATTCTAATAATGATGAGGTAATGGAAAAACTTATTAAATACACTGAGCATATTGCAGAGAAAGTAAATCAGGTTACTGATTATGCTGAATACTTATCAGAGAATCTTGATAAAAATATTTCATACTCTGACTATTTAGCAGAGAATGTAAATTCAATTAAAGATTATGCTAGTTATTTAGCTGAAGAGCTTGATGGTAGTATTCAATATGCTGAGCATGTTGCTGAGATGGCTGACAAAGGAATTGCATATTCTAATTATGTTGCTGAAAACTTAGAGAAGAGTATTGATTATTCTGAATATGTAGCCGAGAAGGTTGATCAGAATATTGCTTATTCTGAATATCTTGGTGAAAATGTAGATAAGAGTATTAAATATACTGAATACGTTGCAGAAAATGTAAATTCTACTAACGGTGAAAGTATTAATGAAGATACTGTTAATGAATACGGTATGAAAGAAAGTTCTATGCCAACAATAGAAGAAGTTTCAAAATGTATGGATGAAGGAATGACTTATGAGCAAGTTTGTGAAAAGTATCCTGATGCAGACAAAGCGAAATTAAAAGAAATGTGTGAATCGTGTGGAAAGACTCATGAGGCTGAAGATTACAAAGAATCTATTGAGGAGAAATTAAATAAACTTATTTCTGCTGCTGAAACTAAAAATGTATCTGAAATGCATTTTATGAATTTCTTAGGAGAATCAAAAAAGAATCAGTTTAATGCTTTACCTGAAAGTAAGCAAGCTATGATTGTAGAATCAATGAATTCACAACCTATTATGTCAACTATACAAGCTGAAAATATTTGGGAATCTAATTTCATTGAAAAGAAAAGAGAAATAAATGTAATTGATGATATGCCAGAAAGATTCCGTGGAAAATGGAATAACCTTTCTGAATCAAGACAACAACAAATTATATCTGAATCAAGATTCCACCCAGTTGGTAATCAATACGGAATTAATAATTTCTGGGCAACAAGAGATCTAAGAGATACTCAAATTGCTACTGAATCTATTAATGAAAGTAAAACTGCTGCTGAGGCTGCTAATAAAAAAGAACCATTAGTTAATGAATCTTTTGCTGCTGACCTTATTAGTAAAGTTAAGTTTAATTTAGGTAAATAAATAAAGAAACAAATAATATTAATCGAATGGTCAAGAAGAAAAGGACCGAGGCGATTAAAAACCGGAATTTTATAATTCCAAAAAATGCGAAAAATAATTTTTAAAAAATGTACGCAAATCAATTAATCAACGAGTCCGAGGTTCAAAAGACCTGGGGACCTATCATTGAGGAAGCTACTGGTATCACTGAAAAGTCTAAGTTATCTTGGATGTCTAAGTACTGCCATTATCACAACCTTAATGAAAGTGTATATAATACTGTACACTTAAATCCAAATATGAATGTACCAGGTATGGATGCGGTAACTTTACCAGGCAACCCTACTACAATGAATGCATTCTCTGGACAAACTGCTGGATCTGGTGACAGACCTTTTTCTTTGCTTCCACTTGCAATGCAAGTTGCTGCTCAGACTGTAGGTTTAGACTTAGTACCTGTAGTACCAATGCAAGGCCCAATGGGAATTCTTACTTACCTAGACTTTGTCTATGGTGGTGGTTTAACTAACCAAGCAGGTGGTGTAGATGGAAATTCTGCTCCATTATTAATTAAAGTACCTGTAACATTAGGTTCTGGTATTGCTGCTTTAGCAGTAAACGATGTAAACTATGTTGGTACTGGTACTAATGGTTCTTATGAACTTACTTTCGTAGGTGCATCAAGAATTGACGGATATCCAATCTTCCGTGTAAGAGGTAAATCTACTGACGCAGTAGAAGGTACTGATCCTTACAGACAAGGTGAAGAAGGTTACGAACCAATTTATACTGCTATCGTAGGTGGTGGTGCTCCAACAGATTTATATTCTAATGATACATTAGCTGCATCTATTGGTACTTTTGGTGGAAGCCCTGAATATGTAAAAGCTTTAGAAGACCATATTACTGGTTTCTCAGGTAACGCATTTGAGGCTAACAACCCTGCTACCGGTGCACCTGCATTTGGTTCAGAAGATATCAATGGTGTAGATCCATACCAAAGAGGTGTTGGAGAATCAACTCCAGATAACCTTTTAGGTCTTTCATTGTTCAATAAATCAGTTGCTGCTAAAACTTATCAAGTTGCTGCCGCTGTAACAAGAGAACAAGTTCAGGATTTAAAACAATTCGGAATCGACGCAGTTGCTCAAGTAGAAGCTGTATTGGTAAATGAGTTAACTCAATCTATCAACAAATACATCTTGGATAGAATCTTCAGAAATGGAGCTACTAACGCAAATAATGTATTTAGTGTGGACGCATTAAACTTATCTGCTTCGTTTGTTACTGCTGCTCCTGGTGTTACTGCAATCTCTTTAGGTGCTGGTAATTCTAGTAACGCAAACATCTCGTTAAACACTGCTGATACTGTAGTTGGTTCAGGTGGTGAAACACAAGGATCATTACAACGTAGGTTGTATACTAAAGTTCTTGCTGCTTCTAACTTGATCGCAACGAGAGGAAGAAGAGGACCTGCAACGTTTGCAGTATGTTCTGGGGAAATTGCTACGGCACTACAGGATATCGCAGGTTTCGTACCTTACCCACTATCAAATACAATCAACCAAGCTGGTGGATCTTTATATCCAATCGGTTCTTTGGCTGGTGTAACTATTTATGTTGATCCAAACATGGCTTGGACTGACTATAGAGTTGCTGTAGGTAGAAAAGGTGATGGTAATTCTCCTGGTTTAGTATTCATGCCTTACTTAATGGCTGAATCTGTTGAAACAATCGCAGAAGGAACTATGGCTCCTAAAATCGCGGTTAAATCTAGATTCGCTTTAGTAGATGCTGGATTCCACCCAGAAACTATGTACTACACATTAGGATTTAACTTTGGTACTGGTGTATCAATTATCTAATCCTATTTAGGTATATGACTTTAAGAAAGGTTCGTCGAAAGGCGGACCTTTTTTGTTTTGTATAAGTCTAATATATAAAAAAATAAAACTAATTATGAAAAGAGTATTATCATATAATGAATTCGTTAATGAATCTAAAAATATTAAGGAAGGTATTACAGATATCAAAGGGATTATGAGTAATCCTATTAAATATAAAAAGATTAAGAATAATGCTAAAGTTTATCAAAAGACTAAAGTACAACAAGCATTAAATAACTTAGATTACGAAAAGAAGAAAGCTGCTAGTAAAGGTGACGGTAATTCAAACGTTCTTAAAGTTGCTAACGCTACAAAAAATGCTGCACTTAAAAATCAGTCAACTGCAATAGCGGCAAGAATGAACGATCTTGCTACAACAGATCCTCTTAAGAAGGTAGTTACTCTTGCAACAAGTAAAGCTAATTTAGCAGCAGCAGAAACGGCACTTAAAGCTGCTGATGCTGAAGAATCAAAAGCACTTAAGATTAGAATTAAAAGATTAGCAGGACAAGCGGCCGATGCACAAAAAGCACTTAAAGATTATGAATCTGATTCAAAAAAGGATACTGCAGATAATGAAACACCGTCTGCTGAAGATAATCAAAAGGCTGCCACTGCAGAGAAAGCTAAATTAGATAAAGAAAAGGCTGAAAGGGAAAAGGAAGCAGCTAAAGCAAACAAAAAAGCAGATACAAAAGATGAACCAAAAGTAGATGATAAAGCCGAAGCTAAGATTGCTCAACTAGAAAATAGTATTAAGTCACAAGATAAAATACAAGCTGATGCAACTAAGAATATAGAAAAATTAAAGGGTGAATTAAAAATAGCACAAGATAATAAAAATACAGGTAAATCATCACAAGCTGAAGTGGATGCTATCTCAGCTAAAATACAACAAGAAACTGAAGATAAGAAGGCTGCTAAAGCTGAAGAAGATAAACTTAAAAAACAATTAAAACCAATAGCAGATAAACAATATGGAGAATCTCATACTCCTTTAGAAGAATCTGTTGCTGATAAGTTTAGAAGATTATCAGGAAAACTGTAAAAAACTATTAACTATGAAATGTAATTGTAAAACCTGTGGTTGCGGTAAATCATGTGATTGTACCTGTTGTAACTGCTAAAATAAATCATTATGTATAAAGTTCGTAAAATAAACTTTGGTTGGTATAAAAGGAGGCATGGTATTCTATTAGAAAATCTGCCTCCTTTAAAGCAAAAACTTTTATTGGAACATAATCATATGAAATGGTTAGATTCTGATATACAAGCCTTTGAGATTATATTTAAAGTTGAGGATATGAATGAGCATGAAAAGAATCCTAATCGTATACTTTGGAATCCTTTTAGAGAAACGTTTACAAACATTAAAGAATTAGAAAAAGACTCGGATCTCGTTGACTGGAATTGTGGAATATGTAAAGCTGGAATTAAATCAAGAATGGATTCTAGGAAGGTTGAAAATTTTGTTTGTAGTAAATGCGTGGAGTCTCATAACTCACGGAACAGCAGAGTTGACCAAAGAATAATAGATTCCTCTGTTAAATTTATGAAGCACTGTAAATCCTTACTAAAAGGTGAACAGAGGGAGTTTATGACTTACATAAGAAGATCATCAAAAGCGTAAAGCTTCTTCTATAGTTATTTTTTTAAATGCATTTAAATTACTAGATGGGCATGCATTTAAAATTTCTATTCCACTTCCATTAAGATCACGTTTAAGCAAATCAAACGCAGGTATAAATTGATCTTTATAAATATTAACACCTGTAGTATTTACTGGATAGCCATCGTGGAAGTGACTTTCCTTTCCTACATTACCCATATCATATCCTAATAAGATAATTCTTTTAGCACCTAAATGAATTGCTAAATTAATTGCAGCATAACCACTATTTCCACCGTGTGCTATTTCATCTTTTTGTTTTGACAATCCATTCTTACTTCCTCTTTTTAAAAGTTTAATACTTTCGTTATGATCTTTATTAGGTGTAATAGTATACTTCAAACCACTATAAGACATTATTTCTTTTCTAAGCCATCTGAATACTCTAGAATCTGTCCAATATAAAGCTGTTGGGTTATTATAATATTTTATAGCTTTATTAATAGCTATAGTTTTTTTATTAGATAATAAATTCCACTTAAATCCTTTTAGTGAAGGGCCTCCACCAATAATGTAAACAGTTTCCCCAGCCCACAACGGTGTAATAGTATGATATTTTAAATCTTTCTTTAGTGGTGTCTTTAGTCTAACTGGATTAGGATTTACTTTAGTAGGTACTTTATGGTGAGAATTAGTGTTTATAATTTTACCTCTCTTTACATTAGTCTTAATGTTCTTAGAAGATTCAGCTGGTACGGATATATTTACCACCTTTCTAATTCGTCGGCCCTTTCTCATTGGTAGATTTTTTTTATTTATTTACATTAAAACAAATGTCTTTTTATCCATATAAAAATAAATCTAACTCATTATATGAAGAATATCCAAAACATACTATTAACAGAGAAGTACAGGCCACAATCCTTAGATGATTTGATTACACCACAGAGAGTTGGTGAGAAATTAAGTAAAGGAGTTTATCAACATTTACTATTACATGGCAGTCCAGGTACCGGTAAAACTTCTGCTGCTAAGGCTTTAGTGAAACATTTTAAGCATCCTTATTTATACATTAATGCATCAACCGATACATCAGTAGATGTTGTAAGAAATAGAATTACTGACTTTTGTGCTAATCGTTCTATAATGGATGAACCAGGAAAAATGAAGGTAATTATACTTGATGAGATTGATGGTGTATCTGATCAATTCTTTAAAGCGTTAAGGGCTACAATGGATCAGTTTGCTGTTAATGCAAGATTCGTTGCAACATGTAATTATATCAATAAAGTACCAGATCCAATTCAATCTAGGTTTGAAATGATTGATTTTGATTTTTCTAAAGAAGAAGAAACTGAAATAATGAAAAGTTACATTATGAGGATTTTTCAAATCTGTAAAGAAGAAGGTATTGGTATCGATAAACATGCAGCTGTTGAATTAGTAAAAAGAAAATTTCCTGATTTAAGAAACATGTTAAATCAATTACAAGGATTTAAATCACAAGGCGTAGAAACTATAACTGTTGAAAACATTAAACAATTTAGTTCTGTGTATAGAGATATTTACGACCTCGTAATCGATGGAGAAGATCCTGTAAAAAATTATCAATACATGTTATCTAATTATGCAAATAGAACTGATGATGTTTTATCTTCATTAGGTGCGGAGTTTATAGATTTTATAAAACAAGATAGGCAATCATACACTCAATTTATTCCACAGATAATTGTAACAGTTGCAAAATATCAAGCACAAAGACAACAAGTAATAGATCCTGCAGTATCAATGCTTGCTTGTATTTATGAACTGCAAACAATAGTTAATGGGGCATGAGATCACAATTCTTAGAAAAATTAATAAAGAAGTTTCCTAATCACATGGAGTTAGGTGGAGCAGTAGCAAGATATTACGACTTAAGACAATCAAAGTTAAGCAAGGAAGAGTGCGAAGAAATTGTATTGAATTCTTCTTTCAGATTTAATTGATACTTGTTATATTTAAAATAAATAATACACAATATGAAAAAAACAGGCAGACATACATTTGTTATAGATGGTAATTATTTTCTGTTTAGAACATTATATGTAATTCCTAGCAGATCAAAAAAGGCAGGTCTATTAGGAACAGAAGAAGACGTACAAGCTTTTGTCAAAAAATTGGCAACTGACTTTGCATATCAAATCAGATTATTCGAAGGTCTTATCGACAAGGTTGTTTGGACGGTAGATTCAAGATCATGGAGAAAAGACTTTTACCCAGATGCAGAATATAAAGGTAATCGTAAACAGAATGATGCCCTCAACTGGGAAAACTTTTCAAAGGCAACAGCTGACTTTATTTCTATCTTATCTAAGCAAGGTGTTATTATTTCTAAAATAGACGGTGCTGAAGGTGATGATTTAATGTATGCATGGAATACTGAATGTCTTGCAAATGACAAATCAGTTATTATGTTTACTGGTGACAGGGACTTAGTTCAATTAGTAGATAAGAGTACAAATAACAATACACATACTATTCTATTCTCACCTGCTCATAAAAAATTATATACTTATCAAGGTTTTTCTGAATGGATGGATTCACAAACAGAAGAAGAACAATCTGATGATATATTTGATGTACTAAAAACTTCTGTATCACCAGAGAATCAGGCTAAAAAATTACTTAAAGCTTTGGTTGCAAAGAAAAAGGTTTCTATTATAGAAGTTGACCCTGAAGACTTCCGTTTTCGTAAAGTACTTACTGGAGATTCAGGAGACAATGTACCACCTGCATATTACTATCAAAAAGGCAACAGACGATATGGCATCAGCGAGAAAAAGGCAACTGCTATTATTGCAGAGTTCAAAGAAAAGCATGGCCACTTATCTCATATGTATCTTTACAACGATGAGTATATTACTGATCTTGCAAATATGACCGTAAGAGTTATGAATGCAAAACATATGAGCAGAGAACAGATTATTTCTAATCTAAAATCCAATGTTAATCTTATGGTACTTGCTGCTGAATCTATACCAGAAGGTATCCTAGACGAAATGTTTAAATCTGTCGAATCTAAAATGAATGTAAAAGGTTTACAATTAAAGACAATTTCTACAATGAAATCTATTTTGGAAAATACTGAATATGCAAAAGAAACTGATAGTTCATTTAAATCTTCTTTCTTTAAAGATGATGATACTGATTCAAGTGACATGTCTTTTATAAAAGGTAGCAAATCACAGGATAAGATTTTTTAAACTTTTTTCTTTTTCTTCATATAAATATAAAATATCTCAATGAAATTATTTGATTATATAAAAGTTCTTTTTGGTAAGGATGCACACTGGGAAAATGTAAGTGGTTATGATAAGTCTAAAAATTCTTTTATGACTAATCGATTCATGAGTATTAAATTTCCAATACAGGCAAATCTCTTTAATACTCTTAAAATTGATCCAATTGGTCAAGCAGAGGCATGGAGATTAGTTTCGTCTAAATTTAATAGAGTACCTGGTTTTATTTACACAAAGGTAAAAAAATCAGCAAAGCAAAAAGCAAAAGAATGGTCGCCTAACCCTAAGGCTTTAGAATTGTATATGAAATTTAACGAAATAGGAGAAAGAGAATATAAAGAAGCATTAAAAATTAACCCATCACAAGTACAGTCCTCGATAGATATATTAGAAAAACAGATGGGAAATGATGTTAATTGATAATACCTTTGAATTAGGAATACCTACACATATACAGTTTACTTTATTTAAATATGATTACTTTGATAGTATCATAATTACTAGAGTAAAAAAAGAGTGCAAAAACATATCTAAAGTTAACGGCGAATTTACTGTTACTAAGTCATCTTTCTTAAATGCTATAAAAACTAGTAAAAGAATTAAAGCTGAGATTGAAAAGGCAGAAGATTTTGGATACATACCAATCCCTTCAATAAAACCTAACTCTGTTTACTTTTTAACTTCTATTTTTAGCAGATTACCTAATCTTAACACATTAACATTTAAGATTAATAATGATAAGAAATATACTCGTTTAATTAAAAATACAGCAGGTCATGATATAATAAGTTTTCATTTTAATATCATTGAAGGTATATTTGATTTAACTAAGGTAATGGATAGAAAAGAATTAGATATTTTTAATAAAACTCTTATAGAATTTAAAATATTAGAAAATAAGTATTTAAGTAGGAAACCATACTTTTATATGAAAGCTACTGCTATTATAGATATTTTAACTGTCATGGAAGCTGAAGGTAAATTAAGTACATTTAATATCTTGGATCACATAGATGATAAGTTAGAAGAAGATGATCCTATACTAATTGTAAAGACTGATTATACCCCTTTTTAATATGATAAGAAGAGAAATGTATCAATTCAAAGGTAATGATCTATTGCCTTGTAAAAGTTGGGAAATATATTTCTTGATGTCAGAAGAAGGTCAATATTATGAAATACTTTGGAACAGTTCAAATAATGAATTGTTAATGTCAGATACTGAATATGAAAAGAAAGGTCACAAGCCTTTAACTGATGCATTAGCAAAATATAAAAACCCTGCTGTATTATCTATAGGTTATGGAATCGGTCTTATTAACAATTTAATTAAACTGTGCGATGGTTCTTTAACCGTCATAGAGATTAATCCTGATATTATAAAATTAGAAACTCGTGACATTAAAGATTTAGATATTATCATTGATGATGCATTTATTTGCAATTATGATAATCTTTTTGCTGATAAAAAGTTTGATATAATTTGGTGGGATCCTTCTGGTGGAAATAATAAAAATAAAACATTTCCAAAAGAAAGACTTAAAAATCTTTTAACAGAAAATGGCCAATTAATAAACTGGCACCATCTTTAATCGCTTAGGAATATATAAACAAATAATGTTTGTATATGAAATCCTTACTTAAGCGCTGTTGTGAATCGAAGCGTGAGTGTATTACTTACTTAGTAGTCTTTTTATGGGTAGCTGTTGGTATTACTGCTACATATTTTGATACTAACTTTACTCAATTGGCTGGTTATTTTATCTCGTTAACAGGTTTTGTTGCATCATATGTGTTCGGTGAAAGCATGAGACCTAGCAATAATAGTTCTATTTTTATGAAAGGTAAAAACAGCAAGAGAGAAAATCTTATGTATATTACAATTGCACTTTGGACTATTATAGGAGTTTGGGTAATTGTTAAAAATGCTGATCTTATGGGTGCAGCTGCTTACTTTGCTGCATTAACACCATTTGTAGGCTCTTATATAATTGGAGAAACTTTTAAAAAGGAGGGTGATTCAAAAGATTCATACGAACAAATAAATTCTTAATCAATGGCAGTTAATGGAAGAACAACAGATGCTAATGGTGATGCTATATTAATTAGCCTTCAAGAACCATATTTAAACGTAGTTGAAGTACTAGGATACACTGATGTAACCAAAGGTGAGTCAACAGGTCTTTATTATAATAAACAATTTAGATGGGGAACTGACGGTGTAACATATTCTGATTATATTAATCTTACCAATGCAAATTTAGAAGCTTTATTATTAAATCCAGATAAACCTTTTTGGATACAGTATCGTTATGAGCAAGTAGGAGATGGTACATTGGAGTTTGAATCAATTGCGTTAGAATTAGTGACTGACGGTGGTGTAATTTGTAGAATTCCACAGATAGAATGTGGAGCTGAAGGCTGTGTTGGGTTTCCTAATTTAGTTGTAGACTGTTGTGGAGATACGTGGAATCCTTATGATTTATCTAGAGCATCATCTATGTATAATCAATTATCGGCAATAACATCAAATATGTTTGGGTTCTGTGTAGATTATTTTAAAACAAAAGCAGATCAGCGAAGCAGGGATGTAATCCTTAAAGAATATTCTTTATTTGATGTAATGCAAGAAGCTGAGGTAAAAATATTAATTCCAGATAATGAACTTCCTACTAGGGAAATTCAATTTAATCCAATGATGATGGATTTTCCAGTACAGTTTGAAATTCATATTGTAAAATCTGCATTTGAGGCAGTATTCGGAATAGGTGCAAAACCTGAAATGAGAGATTACCTGTACTTTAAAGATTATATGAATCGTATGTATGAAGTGGATGCAATTGCAGAGGCGGATGATTTTCTTTATACTGGTTCTTACTGGAGGGTTAGTCTTGTTCCTTATCAACAAAGAACTGCTGTAGGATATGAAAACACAACAGCAGGTATAAAAGCTGAAACGGATACAAAGGCTTTAGTATCAAATGTAGAAGATAAATTCAGAGTAGAGAGAGAAAATGAATTCAGAGATGTTAGAAAAGATAATCAATATAACACAATAGGTACTCAATGTAATGATTATGTTAGAAGATCCTTAGATAAGAGATTAATTATCAGTGAAGAAAATGTTTATAATCAATGGACTATTATTTCTAAATATCATTATAAATTAGGTACTATTAAAAATGGTAATGAATCAATAAAATATCAATATGAAGGTGGCTGGGGTAGTGAAGAAGATCGTGCATTTACATTTTGGGCAAGGCCTCAGTTTTTAAAACCTATAGGAAATAATGTACTCATATTATCTATTGTAGATAAGAATGGTAAGGTGCAATTAAATACTGGAAAACTACCTGATTTTGGTAATTCTTTAAATGTTGGAGACTGGGTTAATATAAAAGGTACCCAATCATACAATGGTATTGCAAAAATTATTGAGATAGTTGGCGATTCTATTGTTATTGATGAATCATATATAGATGATGTACTTGCTACAGGATCTCCTACATTTAATAAAGAAGAAAGTAATAATTTTATGATTTATGAAAATGATTTATTACCTCCTACGCAATATGTATCATTGACTTATACTATTAATTGGTTTATTATGAAAATAAATAACACCTACTTTAAGTGGAAGATAAATAAACCTTTTGTAAAAAATAAATGGTATGCATTTGTTATTAATTTAAATTCAACTGCTCGCCAACTAGGATTATTTTTATATGATACAATAGAAAACTCAACCGCAATTAATCCAGCAATAACATCAGATCTTAATTTGCTATTTAATGAAACTAAAGCATATGATCCTGTAGATGTAATAGAAGGCAAAGATTGGAAATTGTTAGGATGTAATACAGATTTAACTAATATAAGAATTTGGAAGAAGCCTATAGAGGAAGAGTTACAATCATTGATTCTTAGTCAATATGTTGTAAAAGATACTCATTTAACATTATTATTGGATAACGCATCACCACAGTTAATGTTGCAAGATGTAACGGATGCCAGATAACCTGGAATATATATTACAAATAACTTATTAATGGAAGATAACTCAAAAGATAAATTTAGAGATAGTATCGGAGACTTACTTAGTGAATTACCTGATGAGGTTCCTGGATTAGATAATACTCCAGAATTACCTAAAGTAAGATTAGAAAGTACACAAGCAGTTGCTCTAACGAAGGCAAAAGGTAAAGCTAAAAAAGTAATGTCTAGTTTGCTTAAGTTTTACTTAAGTGAAGAAATCATCGCAGAGCATGAATATATTCAAGCAAAATCTAATTTAGATGAATATGCATTAGGTATGCTCATTCGCCAAATGGAAAACAGTGAGGTTGCTATTTCACAATTAATGGATATTATAAATGAAGGTGATGTATCCCCAAGAATGTTTGAAGTACTTAGCGATTTACAAAGAACTCTATTAGATATTATTAAAAGCCAAACAATGTATATGGTTGCTATTGAAGAAAATGCAAAAAAGACTTCTAGGGATATTGATGTTTATCATGGCAATTCAGAGAGCAGCGGTAACAAAAAACAGAGCGGTGTTAAGTCAAGAGGTACTAAAGATTTAATGAGAGCATTACAAGAAACAATTAACGAAGAAGATATACAAGATGTCGATAGCGATGAAAATGAAGAATGATTACATTCTTACACAGGAAATAAAACAAACAGAAAGAAAAACTGAAGGTGGTTTAATTATTCCTGGTGAAAAGTATAATAGGCAAGCTTTAGTAGTTGAAGTAGCAAATGACCTTGAAATAAAGAAAGGTGATAAAATTATAAAAACAATAGGCAAGGGTACTGAATATACTTTTGAAGGTAATAAGTTTGAAATCCTTCACATAAATCATATTCTTGCTGTTATAGAAGAAAATGGCACAGAAACCACAAGCACCTAGCGCAGGATTTGATTTTAATGTTGGCAAAGCCAAGCAAGCATTTTCTTGGTCAAGTGAAAGTGTAGAACAGTTAATGTTTGCAATAGAAGAAGGTTATAAACCTGCGTCTACGCCATTCTATGAAGGTAATCCTAATTTACGAAAAGGTAATATTGTTTTTAATTATACTTCAAATGAAATAAAAGAAATTAAAAAGTGTGCAAAAGACATTGTATACTTTGCAAATACATATTGCACTGTAATGACCGATCATGGTTTACAGACAATTAATTTAAGACCTTACCAAGAAGAGATGTTAAGGCAATTCCAAGCTGAAAGGTTTAATGTATGTTTAGCAAGTAGGCAAGTAGGTAAAACTATTTGTTCATCTATTTTTATTGCTTGGTATTCATTATTTAATTTTGATAAGAATTCTTTAATACTTTCAAATAAAGGGGCAACCACAAGAGAAATCATTGATAAAGGTAAAACTATATTAGAGCATCTACCTTTCTTTTTAAAACCCGGCACTCTTAAATGGGATGTATTTAATTCTAAGTTTGATAACGGTTGTAGAATAATTGGTCAAACTACTACCAAGAAAGCAGCAATTGGTTTTACTATTCATTTATTATTTATGGATGAGTTTGCGCATATACCTGCAAACTTTGTTGATACTTTTTATGAAAACGTATATCCTACAGTATCTGCATCAACTAACTCAAAGGTAATAATAACCAGCACCCCAAATGGCTTTAATAAATTCTATGACATATATACTGCTGCCGATAAAGGATTAAGTGAATATACACCCTTTAGAGTTGATTGGTGGGACGTACCAGGAAGAGATGATGCATGGATGAAACAGGAAGTTGCAAACTTAGGAAGTGATGAAGCTTTTAATAGACAATATGGAAATCAATTTATAGCAGGATCATCATTACTACTAGGCCCTGATAGTCTTAAGAAATTAAAATCAAATGAAACAGAATTTGTTCATCGTGAAATGGTTGAGTTTGAAGACGAGCAAGTAGAATATTCTGGTTTACTGTGGGACCCTGAATTTAATTTGGATGATACAGAAGAGGATGAAAATTACTGGTGTTTTTCTGTGGATATAGCTGAAGGTACTGGTGGAGATTATTCTATCATAAATATCTTTAAGATAGAACTTATGGATGAAGCAGATTGGAAAAAGGTTACATCCCCAGGTAGCTTTATCGATTTTTATAGAATTAGACAAGTAGGAAGATTTAGAAGCAATGATCACACTATTGAAGAATTTGCAAAAGCTCTTTATATTTTAGCTTATGATGTTTTTTACTCTGAAAACGTAAAACTAATTATTGAGTGGAATTTATTTGGGGGTGAATTAATAAAAAGAATGGAAACTGTATTTCCACAAAGAAATGATTTTGATGAAGAATCTGTTGTAAAGTTTAAACATCGAATAGATGCCAGAACTAAACAGTTTGGATTAAAAGTCAAAAAAGATAATAAACCTATATTTTGTCAAAATTTTAAAAAATACATTACTCAGAATAAAATATTAATAAAAGATAAGCATACTGTCCATGAAGCTGCAACCTTCGGTAAACTACCAAATGGTTCGTATGCTGGGCAATTAGGTCATGATGATTTAATAATGACATGTATTAATAGTTCTGAATTCTTTTTTACATTAGACTTTTCAGATTTTGCTGAAGAGATCCATGATGGGGCTGAAAAGCA